TTTAGCGTCAACCGCAGTAAGTTACGGTGGTAGTTCTACTATGTTTTTTGCAATACATAGACTGTCTTAAAATATATAAGGAGAGCAAATGAAAAGACGCGAGAAAAGAGCAAAAGTAAAAAGATGCGGCAAGTGTCACGCCGAACTTCCAGGATTACTGTTCGGGATTTTGGCGGGCAACAAAGTCACAATAATGTGTAGAAAATGTGGCGAAAAGAATGAAGTAAAATTTTATTAAAAAGAGGTGAAAAAAATGAAAGAGAAAGTGATTATAAGTCAAGCAGTGCAGGACTTCCTTAATGCTGTATATAAAACATCTAGTATAGAGATATTAGAGGCCAGCGCGGAAGACCTTGTAAAGCTTGAGAAATGGGGAATTAAAAAAACCGACGACATCGCTGTAATCAAAGGCACTTATTTGCACGTAGATAAGGCAAATAGAAATGGTGACTACCTTTCTAAGGCTACAGTCGAAGCCGGATTACTTACTATCGTTGGTAAGCCAATGAACCTATTTCATAAGAGAGAAAATCCGAAAGGGTTCTATTTCGATGCTGAAGTAGTGGATACCGCGATGGTAACAAAAGCAATCTTTTGGAAAGCGTTATTTTCAGAAGATTACGCTAACATAGAAATATGGGTCAAGGCCGGAGTAGCCGGACAGTCGTTTGAACTAAAGTATGGTAAAGCAACCTTTAGAAAGAATGACAAGGGTGAAATGGAAATAGACATTCAGGACGTTACTTTTGTGGGTGGAGCCATTCTTCCTAAAGATAAGGCTGCCGACAAAGACACTAGTTTAGAGGTGCTCGCAAAAGAGTTATCTACTAAATATCCTGATTTGGTATTCGCGTTCGCTCTTCCTGAAGAGGAAGACGGTTCTGCTGAGGAAGATGCTGCTGTAGTTGAACCAGTTAAACCTGAAGAGGAAGCTGTTGCAGTTGTTCCGGTTAAGCCAGAAGAGGAAGATGGTTCTAGCGAAGAAGACGCCGCGGTTAAAAAATCCAAAGAAGATGCTGCTTTAATTGAAGACTTACAAAATACTGTAAGTCAGCTGACCACTCAATTTGCCGATGCTTTAGAACAACTGAAGATAAAGATTTATTCTGAAGAAGAGGTTGTTGTTAAAATAAAAGAAGCCACCGACGCTAAAGACGCGGAAGCAATTGTTAAAATTAAAGAGGCAGTGGATGCTAAGGAAAAAGAAATTAACCTAAAGCACGAAGAAGAAAAGTCGAAGGAATCCAGATTAGTTGAACTGGATAAAATAAAACCGCTGACCGCCGAGGAAAAAACATCAATAGATGTAACTACTCCAGAAAAGTTTGAACTGGCTAAAGTTACCAGGGAGAAGGAATTACTTGAACTGAATGGTTTAAGTATGGGCGGAACAGAACACGGCAATGACAGTAGGGCGAAAGGCGACCCTAATATGGAATAAAACGGACTGGAGACCGTTTTTATACAATCAAATAAAATGGAGGTGAAATTTAAATTATGAAGACTTTAGATGAGATTCTAAAAGCTTGTGAAGTGAAAACTTCCGAGGATAGAATCGCCAGACTTAAAACCGTATTCGGTATTGAAGTAACTGCTGAACAGTTGTCAGAATATGATAACAAAGTTCTTGCCGCTATGTTCAATCCGTATGCGATAGCTGAAATGATTGGCGAACCGGTTGTAATGGAGAAAGTTTATTCTAGTTTATACGCTAGGATTCTTCAAACCCAGTCGGTTAATCCGGGCGATTTGGTAGAAATACCGAACCCGTTTACGGATAAAGTTAATATCTACGCTTTGGTGAACGACACATTGACTTCTAGGTTAATTGCGGCTGGTGGATACAGCACTGTAACCACTTCGCTGTTTGTGACCGAAGATATTTCAATTAAACTGTCAGTTTTGCAGAGTCAGAGATATGATACTATACCAATTTATAGGGCTAAGTTAGGGGAATATTTGGATAGGGCTGATGATTATTACACTATTCAGGCTATTAATACTTCAATAGCCGCTGCTGTAGCTAATATAGGCACTACCAGAACCATTTCCGGTGATTTTACCTGGAATAACTTCAAAGCCGCTGCGAGAATGATAGACCTGTATAGCACCCCGGTTACTATTATCGGAACTCTGAAAAACCTTTTCAAAATTGCTGAATGGGTGGATAGTAATGGCAAACGTGTTATTACTACTTCAACTATTGAGAGTTTAGTTAAGGCTGGCGGAGCTGTCCCGGTGATGGGAGCCCAGTATATAGTCGTTAGAGGCCAGGTTACCATCGGTGGAGTTATTAAGACCATCGTTGATGACCAGACTGTTTATATTCTTGGAGAACCTGCTAAGGTTGGTTGGTTTACTCGTAGACGCTTGGCCGGAACCGGTCAGGAGAGAACTACGGTAGTTAAGAATTGGACTGAAGCTGCTAATCAGGCTAATGCCATTTTAACCGACCACAGTTTTGGCGTGGAAGATAGAAGTGTGGACGTGTATGATGCCTTTTGTATGGTAAAAATAAACATACCTGCTGGCTCATAAACTATAAATTTTAATTGGAGACCGAGTATGCAAATATTCGGTCTCATTCTAAAATTTATACGAAGGGAGCAACAAATGCCTACTGGGGTTTACAAAAGAACTAAAAAGCATAATAAAGCAATGAGTAAAGCACAGACGGGTAAACACCCTTCAAAAGAGACTCTGAAAAAGTTGAGCAGGGTTAATAAAGGTAAGAATAACCCAATGTTTGGTAAACACCTTTCAAAAGAAACTAAGGAGAAACTTAGCAGGTCTCTAAAAGGCAGAAAATTTTCAGAAGAGCACAAAAGAAAAATAAGTATTGCCTGTTCAAAATTAAAAGGTGAGAATGCCAACTGGTTCGGTAAGCATCACACTAAAAAATCAAGAGAAAGGATGAGTAAGGCGTGCACAGGAAGAAAACTATCAGAAGAGACTAAGAGAAAAATAGGTGCATCGCACAAAGGAAAGCTCTTTTCAGAAAAACGAAGAGAGGCAATGTCTAAGCTTATGAAAAATTACTGGACTGCCGAACGCAGAAATAAAATACTGAATTCCCCCTCCACCAAGCACCACATCTATTTAAAAGAAAACTCAGACAAGACAATTAAACTTACTGGTAGAGAACATTTACAAATACATCACGCCGCCTATAGGTATATTTATATTAAGTATGGCAAACAAGGTGTTGACGAATATATAAAGTGGTTTAAGAGGCAACGAGGGAAGAAATGCTTATAAGAACTTACGAATCAGACATTAATATAGAGAGCATAAAAATAAAAGCTAACTCTTTCTATACTCTATCTACAGAAGATTACGAAAAGAATAGACAGAAACTCGACTACCTGGTAAACTTGCATAGGGTAGAATTAATTGATAGAAAAGTATGCGTGTTCTTTATAGATAACTACAGCTTCTTTAGTGGAGGTAGATATTTGTCGTGGCTTTACGCACGAGCATTAATTGCAGCGGGATTTTTTGTTTATACAGTATGCTACGAGAAAAACCCAATATATTTAAAGAACCTCTCTGACCCAGAAATTCTCAAGTATCTATACATTTCTGATAGTATAAATATTGTGGGCGATTTTGTTTTTAGTTTACCAATGGATTGCGGCATATCGGCCACAGTGTATGCTGAAAAACACAAACTACCTTTATACCTGCTAATTTTTGAAACCCCTAATTTTATTAAAGAATACAGAAAACTAATTGAATGGAGTGACGATAACTGGAGTAAATATAAAGAGTGTTTACAGAAAGCCACAGTCATCTTAGGTATTTCTGAGTTAAGCAAACAGTATGTGGCTAAATGGGTTGGTTGTAACCCTGACAAAATTAAGGTCATATATCCCCCGCACAATCCTGAATGTAAACTAACGCCGCAAAAGAAACTAGATGAGGTTACTTGGATTGGTCGTGATGTTCCCTTTAAAGGTAAAGACGATTTATATATTATATTGGAAGGTTTAAGTGAATGGAATAATTTAACATTGAATATTATTGGACAGGCTTCCAAAGAGTTTATTCAAACCTTAAAACTTAGGTGTAATGTTAAAATAAATGTATACGAGGGCATAACTGACCAAGAGAAATTCAATATTATTTCTAGAAGTAAGTGTGTTTTAGCCACCTCTAAATTTGAAGGTTTCGGTTTAGTGCCTCTAGAGTCCATAATTAATGGAACTAAAGTAGTGGCTTATGACTTACCTGTGTATAGAGAATATTACGGGAATGATATTTGCTACGCCAGAAATTTATTTGAGTTTAAGGAACTGTTTAAAAGCGTTTTAGGAAACTACACAGTTAAACAAGTATTTATTGACAGATACGTCAAAAAGAGTTCATTTAAAACATTCGTATCGGAAGTTAACGCGGTATTTACTGGAAAATTTGAACTACTTAAACCGGTAAATAAAACTATTGGTAATTCCGTGACTGTCTGCACTATAGCCGTTAACGAAGAATTATTTATAAAATCTTGGTTACAGCACATTTATCATTGGAAAAATTGTAAAGAGATTATAATTGTAGAGGGTTCGGTAGAGAAATATCGAAGAGTTAACCCAGATTTAGTCAATAAAGACGGCAGTTCAATAGATAAAACAGTTGAAATAATAACTAATTTTCCAGACTCGGATAAAAAAATAAAACTTATCAAGGGCAAATGGTCTGATAAACTTGAAATGAAACAGAAAATTTGGGATAGTGCTACTGGAGATTATGTATTTTTAATAGACTGCGATGAGTTTTATACCGAGCAAGGGTTTAATGAAATATCCCGTATAATTGAAGAAGGGGAAATAGAAGAGTTAAGAATAAACCAAAGAATATTTGGTCAGACGCCGGACTCTATAGTGGTTGGCGGAAGATTTGACAATTTGGCTATGGAAAGATTCTGGAAACGGGAAGGCAACTATCCGTTTACTCATTTTTTAGTCAAAACAAAAGAAGGCCGTGCGTTAAAACTTACTGATTCCAATGTGGTGTGCTACCATTACAGTAATATTAAATCAAAGATTCTTCAAGAGGCCAAATTAAAATTTTATGAGGTAAGAAATACAGAAGAGTATAAAGGAGCCTTTGAGCACCACTTAATATATAATCGAGAGATTATCAACGCTAAGATTGGGGATAAATTATCTGATGGTTCTAGGGTAGAAAAGTATACCGGCGAGCATCCTTTCGTCATAGAACGCTTAATGAAAGTGCAATCCAATAAACACAGTGAACTAAAAGTGGCGTTTGTATTCTATGCCTCACATCCGACTATGTATTCCGGCGGTCAGTATGCCGCGTGGAGATACGTGGAATCGTTAATTATGCAGGGAGTAGATGTAACTTTTTTTGGGGATTCTCCACCCATATTTGCTAATAAAGAGTTTACTCCCAAGATTAAAAAAATTAACTTGTGGCGCGGCTCGGAAGACTCTTTACAATATTCAGAGATGATATATAAAGAAATGGTTAAGGCCGACAGTAAGCCGGACTACGATGTCATCATAGGCATACCTAGTTCTTATACCCACCCGGCTGCTTTATATGGAAATAAATATGGCATACCAGCAATTAGTTTTCTTTTTGAGTGCCCTTATTCGTTGTTAACTTACGGTGGAAAGATGTTTGAAGCCTATCTTCAGAGAGGGGATTGGATTAACTACAAAGAAGGTTTAACTAAATGTGACCTTCTCCTGAGTGTTTCCGACACTTCTGGTATGTGGCATAGAAGATGGATTACTGATTTAAAGAAACCAATAAAGACTCTTTTTCCCCCAATCAATAGCGTAGTAGCAAAGAAAATTAGGAATAAAGACTACGCTAAGAAGAACCAGATTATGACACTCGGTTTTTGGAGCGGCAAAAAAGAATTTGGAAAATATCTGGGTGAGGTTACAAAAAGATTGAACAAAAAGTTAACCCCGATAATACTTAGTCAGTATCCCAAAAACCACGAAACAGAGACTGCTCTTGGGCTGCACAGTATAAATAAAGACTTTAAAATACTAAACGGAATATCGGAAGAAGAAAAGTTTGAATACTTGTCTAAGAGTATGTTTGTTTGGAACCCTTATTTTATTGCTGGCGGGGACTACCAATCAAAAGAGGCCGCTTATATGGGAACGTTAGGTATAACTTTTAATTCGCCAGTAATGATTGAAACCACCGGGGGTTTTTCCGAGATAGTTCAAGAGGGGGTTTCTTGGGAATACAGAAGACAGACCGAGATAAACCCCGAATTAGACGAGTATCTTATTCAGAAAGTAACCGACAAGATTAATTGGTTGTTGGTTAATCCTGATTATGTGGAGTTTAAAACTAAAGTTTTTCAGAAATATGTAGAGGAAAATCACACACTAGAAGCAGTCGGTAAAAGATTTGTTTCTTTATTAAATAACTTTTTAGGAAGATAATATGGGACTTATTGGAAATCATAGTTCACTGGGTCAACCACTAAACTTATCATACAATGATTTGAACAAACTAAGATTTATTAATGCATCAGGCAGCCATTGTTTAAACATAGGCTCAGAAGATTGGAACTCGACCTATGTGCGTGACCCCTACGTCATAAAAATAAACTCGTCATATTATATGTTTTATAGTGGCAAAGGTTCTCGTAGTTACGGAATAGGTTTAGCGATGTCTAAGGACGGGCATACTTTTAGGAAGCACAGTTCTGTGCCAGTCGTTAATTGCGGCGAATGTGGGGAGTGGGATTCTTTTTATATCCAGTTTGGCTCTGTAATAAAATTTAATAAAAAATTTTTAATGTTTTATGACGGCGGAAGAAAAGAAAACAATAATTGGTTGGAATTGGGTATAGGAATAGCTGAGAGTGACGATTTAATCAGTTGGAAAAAGTTTAACGGCAATCCTATATTTTCTACTCAGGGAAACCTATCTAAACGGCAACTGCTGCCTTTTGTAGTAAAAGTTGAGGATAAATTTTTTATGTATACCGAGAGTCATAAAGACGCCGGTTGGAAAATAGACCTTTCGATTAGCAAAACACCATATTATTTTGACGAGTTTAATACAGTATGGTCGGGAATAAAATATAAACAATGTGATGTTAATGGTGTAGCCAACCCTAAAGTTTTTGTAATTAATGATGGTTTACTTATGGGTTATAACGGGTTTGACACTAAAGTAGCTGGCTTTTTAAGATTGGCCTTTTCGCGCGACGGATTAAACTGGGAATGTATAAATAAAGACTACCCAATATTAAAGGGAGTAACTGCTTGGGATGCCTGGAGAAGAGAGAATTGTTTTATTTTGGATGACGCCGGCAGTTTAAAATTATATTATTTTGCTTCTTCTAATAAAGAGGATGAATATAAATTTAGGATAGGGATGGGGGTTCAAGAATGATAATTCCAGTAGCTAGACCAGACATTTCCGGTAACGAGATAAAGTATGTTACTGACGCACTAGAACGTGGCGAGTTGACTTACAAAGGTAACTATGTCAAGTTATTTGAACAAAAATTCGCCGAAGAAAATGGCAGTAAGTATTGCTTGACTACGGCTAACGGGACAGTGTCCTTACATCTTATATTAGCGGCATTGGGAATTAAGCCTGGCGATGAGGTAATAACCCCAACCCTAACTTACGCTGCGACTAGTTTTGCAATATCTTATTGTGGTGCTACTCCAGTATTTGTGGATAGTAACAGACTTGACTACAACATAAATCCGGAACAAATAGAAGATAAAATTACAGATAAAACAAAAGCAATTATGGCAGTTCATTTATACGGACATCCGGCTCAAATGGACAGAATAAAAGAAATAGCGGATAAGCACAACCTACCAATTGTGGAAGATTGCGCTGAAGCACCCGGCTCAAGTGTAAATGGGGTTAAGGTGGGAAATTTTGGGGTAGCGGGTAGTTTTAGTTGGTTCGGCAATAAAATTTTAGCGGCTGGGGAAGGCGGAGCAGTAGTTACTAATGACGAAGAACTATACAAAAAAATGAAGCACTTAGCCAACGGAGCCACTGTTTATCCCTATTACCACGACCAGATTGGCTTTAATTATAGAATGTCAAATATTTCTGCTGCAATTATTTTCGCACAACTAGAGTCTTTTGACAGATATATAATAATGAGAGAAGAAATAGAGTCTTTATATAATAAGTATCTTAAAGGTTGTAAAAACCTCATATTTTATAAGGATTTTTTAGGCATAAAGCCGGTTTGTTGGCTATACACGGTTTTGGCTGACCGTCGGGATGCTCTAATGAACCATTTAAAGGCTCAGGGAATCGAAACTAGACCATTCTTTTTACCTAACCATAAACTACCACCTTACGATAAAGATGAGATATTCCCAGTGGCTGAAGACATTGCTAAACGCGGGATAAACCTACCAACCTTTATAGGTTTGACTGAAGAAGAGATTAGATATATAAGTGATTGCATAAGGGAGTTCTACAGATGATAAGACGTCTAGATAAAAAAGATGTAGAGATTCTTCACATATTTTTAAACACGCAACTTTCTGATGCGGATAAAGAACTATTTCGTCCCCATAGTTTTAAAAAAGAAGACCTTAATCGTATATTAGGGTCAGCCAATATATATGTGGGGTTCTTTGAGGGAGAACAGATGGCTGGGTATGGACTTTTGAGGTTCCATAAAAATTTTAAATATCCAATGGTGGGAGTGGCTGTATCTAAAAATCACCGAGGAAAAGGAATAGGTTCTCAAATAATTCAATACTTTATTTCAACGTCAAAAGTTGATATTGTAAAATGTAAAGTTTACGCCAACAATTCCGCTTCGTTGGCGTTATTTAAAAAATTAGGATTTCAGTTTAAAGTGTATGAATGGATAGGAGAACATAGACGCGGAACAATGTATAGCAGTCAGAGTCAAGAGAGTAAAGACAAACTTCGAGATTTAAGGAAGACACTATGAAAAAGATTTTTATCACGGGGGGCACTGGCTTTTGCGGTTCCCATCTCTTGGATGCTTATTTAGAGCGCGATGATGTTAAATTATTTGCTATTAAACGTTGGCGCAGTAGAACCGAAAATGTTGAGCATATCAAAGACGGAGTGGAATGGATAGAATGTGATATTACTGACGCTGGTGCTGTAAATAAGGTTATAAAAAATATAAAACCAGACATTATTCATCATTTAGCAGCCCAAAGTTTCGTAACTACGTCGTGGTTATATCCAGCTAAAACATTCAATGTCAATATAATGGGGTCTTTATACTTGTTCGAAGCAGTTATGAACCATTGCCCGGAAGCAATAGTTCAAGTAGCCAGTAGTTCAGAAATTTACGGAGTCCCTAAATTTATACCAATAACTGAAGCCGCTATACCAGAACCCTGTTCTCCCTATGCAGTGAGTAAATTAGCAATGGATAGGCTGGCCGCACAGTTTCATAAAAGTTATGGAATGAAATCAGTTATTACCAGGGCGTTTAATCACGAAGGAGCCAGACGCGGGGACGTGTTCGTAATATCGTCTTTTGCTAAACAACTGATGGAAATAAAACACGGAATACGCAATCACACAATCGAAGTAGGTAATCTAGACTCGAAAAGGGACTGGACAAACGTTAGAGATATGGTCAAGGCGTATATAGTTGCAGTTGAGAAGTGCTCGTATGGTGAACCTTACAATATATGTAGTAATAATTCTGTTAGTGTAAAAGAAATGTTGGGCGAGTTAACAAAACTATCTGGATTAAAAGTAAAGATTAAAATTTCTAAAGAACGCATACGTCCTAGCGATTTATACGTTTTAGAGGGCGATAACAGTAAATTTTGTAAGAAGACCGGATGGAAACCGGAGTCGAGTCTGACCGAAATTTTGAAAGAAACTTTGGAATATTGGGACGAGAAAATAAAAAAAGAAATAGACAGTGAGAAAAAATAAATGATAATTAAGTATAGAAAACACGGAACTAAACTTCTTGTCACTTGTAAACAATGCGGCAAGAAAAAGTGGCAGAAATACTGGCGAGCCTTTTGTTACAGAAGAGGTAAAAAAGTCATAAAAAAATTTTGTGATATGCGATGTTGGCTTAAATGGATAAAGGTCAACGCCCCTAAAGGAGAGAATCACCCAACTTGGAAAGGCGGAATTAGACGCAACCACGGTGGTTATACATTTGTTGGTCAAGAAGGCCATATGAAGGCGCAACACCGTGTAATTATGGAAAAGTATTTAGGGAGAAAGTTACTCAAAAACGAACTAGTTCATCACAAAAACGGGATAAAGAGCGACAATCACATAAGTAACTTAGAAGTAGTTCTTAATAATGCACATAGAGGAAATGTAAAATGTCCGTATTGCTCTAAAAAGTTTAAAATTAAGTAAGGAGTTGAAAAACAATGTCGACAACTGTAGAATCACTTAGACAAAGCGTCCGTTATAAGGTGCACGACCTTAATATTTTAGATTTTGTCTGGTCAAATACCGAAATAGACGCCTATATAGTCGAAGCCGTGAAAAAACTCGCTCAATACAAGTATGTAAACATTAATGGGTATGCTTACAGTTTAATTACTAATGATACGATTATAAGCCCCACCGTTCTATTGGGCGACCAAGCGTTGATTACGGATATAACAAAGATTTTAGTCCTGGCGCATACGGGCATAAACTTTAAGACAGAAGACATTTCCTTGTCTGAAGGAGTAAAGCCTCGCGACGACGAAGAGTTTATTGTTTATCTTATTGATATGGCACGTGGGCAGGCATACGGCCTTATTGGTTACTTTACCGAAGACGACTCCGGGGATATAACAATTGATTTTGGTTCATAAGGGTGAGAATAGATGTTTAACCAAAAAAATTACGCAAAGAGGCTAAAATTAATACGCAGCAGTTACGAACGAAATATAACTGTTTATACAGCAACTGAGGCCGAGTGTGCTACTTGCGATTGGGATAGTTTCCAGAAACGCTCTAAAGACCCAAACTGTCCTACCTGTAAGGGCGCGGGAGTAATTATAACTTTAAGTGCACCAATTTATATTAAGGCAAACATCAGGTGGGTCAACCCCCAATCCGCTCATTTACCAATCCCAGGAGCAATTGATAAGGGTCGGGTAATTCTTTACTGTGATTACACCCATAAGACCACATTAGAAACTGCATATAAAATAATAGTTGACGCAGTTCAAGTTCAAGTTTTCAGAGATAAAAATGGTAACTTTGCAATTAAACCGGTTCGTAACGTCAATGGCGTATTAGATAGACTAAAAGTAATCGCCGAGGTGAAACAGATTGGCTAACTTTTATATAAAGTGCGATTACAACCAACTATTAATAAACTATAAAAAAGGGGCTACTACTTTTTACCGCCTGTGGGCTTTAAGCGACGATATAATGAGAATATGGATAACAGCATACCGCAAACAACTAGCACCTCATCAAAGGACAAGTGAATTAGCCCTTAGTATGGGTGGTAGTTATGAAGTGGATGTCAATGAACCATTAAGAATGTTTACGATTAAACTTTTGAGAGTGTCTGATTTGCCTCCTTATTGGGCTATGTTGAATTGGGGTTCGGCCAATACTAATGCCGCTTATTTTTACGATTTTTTAATACATACTAATCCACAGACCGGACAAAAAGGCAGACTTATACCTGGAGACAGGGGCACTGGAGCAAAAGGAACGCCAATGGAGTATAAACCGGGCGAAAAAAATACAGAAAACCCTATGTGGGTAACTCATCAGATAAAAGGAATTAATTGGATTAAATACGGCGATGACGAAGCAATAGCAAAAGTAGAACAACTTTTCCTGGAATTAGGAGTGATATAAATGTCCGCGCAATTAGGTAGAATAAATTTAATCAAATACTCTTTTATATATTTTCTAGAAAATCTTTTATTAACTAACTGGGGAAGTTCGGTGGTTAGCGAAGATTATCCCCAGACAAAGGATGCCGATTTACCGCGCGTGTGCGTGACCGCTAAAATAATTAATCACACGTTCCTAGAAATGGGGACAATGCAAACAATTAAGGTGTATTCGATAAGTTTAGAGATTTTTGGCAAGTATAAGGGACAAGATGTTGATATTGCTAACGACATATCACCAGAAACTGGCGGAATATGGACTACAATAAGTTTAATTGACTTTAATACCGCTATGCCTAAACTAAAGTCGGGAGCGAGCAATCCTGCGTTTAACGCAACTACTCAAAAGGTAGGTAGTTTTACAGTAGAAACTTGCGATATAGAACCTCTAGATTTGGGTTCTGATGTCGCTGAAATAGATAAGTATAGGACGAACATATATATAACAGTAAAGGAAGATTAAACTAAAAAGGTGGTGAAATTAAATGAGTGAAGAACTTTATGTCAAACATAGTAGATATGGTGTAATTACCATACCTAACAATCCTTCGGTGGTTTACAATACCGACATCAATGAATGGTGCTTACAGAGGGTTCAGAGTGTGGCTATAGGCGGTGATATGCCTACCATAGAATTTAAGGAGTTTGGAAGAGCCGGGAAGAAGAAAATAGCTTCTGTTTCCAGCGTTCCAGTTTCTATAAAATTTAATGAGTTTGGAAAAATAAAGCATTGGGCTTTATTTTCTGGACAAGACCCTGACACTACTCAAGAAGTGATGGCTGGCGCAGACCCTGATGACGGTTCTGACGGAGATTTTACTAATGAAACCTGTGATTTTGTGGCTATGAAGAAAAATTCCGCAGGGACTATTATAGAAGGGGTATTTGTGCAGCGTGTTGCTGTAGGTGGTTTTGATATTACTATTCCATCTGGAAATGAGAAGATGGAAGTAACAGTAAATGGAACTGGCAGAGCCAAGAGTTGGGTTGCCAATACTTCCAAATATGTAGTAAGAGAAAGCCACGATGTCACCAATACTGATGATACCAACGGATACTTTGATTGTGCTTTAGAGGCTACTGCACTTGACCATCCGTCAGGTAAGTATACTTTAAGAGTGTCAAAAGTAGCAAAGGTTAGTGGGGTTGTGGATTTATCTACTCAGGTTGACTTAGTAGAAGGAACTGATTATACTTGTTCAATAGTCTCGAACAAACTAAGGCTTACCGAAGCCGGAACGAATACTTGGGATTACACAGGAGCAACGACTTACGAGATAGTAGCAGTCACCTACACCGTCTCCAGCGATGCAGGAAATGCTAATATTTGTAGTTTTGCTAATGTAGACGACACGAATCCGTATTTGATTACAGGTAAACAAATTGAAACATTTATAGTCAGCGATGGTAATTTAGCCACTATTAAGGCAGCCATTTATGGTAGTCAGATTAGCGCAATTGCGAATGTATATAGAGTAAAAGCCTCTAATGTAAGTGTATCTTTCTCCAGAGAGGACTTATATCAGCAGGGCGATGAAAATACATTTGCCAGACCGTCTAATGATGCTACCGCCACGATGACGTTAGATAAATTTGAAACCGACCTAACTACGTTGGCTATTTTGACCGGAACTTCTGCGGCCACAGTTAAGAGTTTAAGGTTAAGTGATTTCTTAACCAACCTTAATGTAGTAGTCGTAATTTACGACGACGCAGACCACACTAATATTCTTGCCAGGTATATAATGGAAGATATTCGTGTATCAGGTCAAAGTATGGACGGAGATGTTGGTTCAGTATTCAATGCCGGTTTTACAATAGAGGCTGATAACTTCTATGTGTATGATACTGGTCTTGGAAGTTAATATAAAATTTAATTGCGAGCGAGGGGGAGAAATCCTCCTCGCCACAATATTGAGAGGACGATATGAGAATAAAGGAAAGGATAGGACGGGTTTTCACTAGATTAGTGGCAAATGTTTTAAGCACCTTAGACTTGGTATTAAAGGATAAGGTTGACAGTTCTGTCCTTCACGCACTCAAAGCATCTATACGCGAAAGTATATATTTGTTTGAGAAAGAAATGGTGAAGGACATCTTATTTACAGAGTTAAAAGATATAGATATTCAGAATGAGATAAAAAAAGAAAGGGAGGAACACGATGGAACCGAAAGATAATTCAGGCGTTGATAAAATTAAACAGGAATTAGGTATTGCTAATGTAGAAAGTCTATTTAATAGTGCGTATATTGAGGTGGTTATTCCGGGTGATGACATTAAATACAGACTAAAAAAACCGGCTTTAAAAGAAATGAAGATTGCTGAGAAGAAAAAAGCCGACAGATTTTCTTTGCTTTTACAGGATAAAAATGTTCTAAGCATTAAGCAAATTGTTTCTTTACTGGAAGAAAGAGAAATGATTTCTAAGGAAGAAACTAAAACATACAAAGAAGACCAGGATAAGTATGTAGAATTAATGAAGGAACTGGCACAGATAAAAACACCAGAAGCAGAACTAATAGACAAGTATAAAGACCAAATTAGAATGGTTGTTGCCAGAATGAAAATCTACGATGGTAAAATACAAAACTATGTTGTAAACTCTTTGGAGTATCAAATAAAGTTAGAGTATGATATGTGGATTTGTTTTTTATGTTCGGAGAAGTTAGACGGCACATTTTGGCGGCCAGTGTGGAACTCTTTTGATGAGTTTAACGCCGACGAAGACAGGGGCTTTGAGTTTATTCAGCAATATTACGCGTATCAAGGTGATATAACGGATTTTATATTAGGGGGTTGGCTAAATCCTCAAAGTGGCGTCTAAGATATATAGCAATGAAAGATTTAGGCGTTCCATTTAAGCCAATTTCCCGGTGGTCTTTTTTAGAGGATAGGTTATTCTTTTGGTTGCATTACTACGACAACGCCTATCAACTATTAAGCACCGAAGAATTTCTTGACAACGCAGTGATAGATGACGACATAAGATTAGACGCGTTTTTTATTTACTTTTCTGATAAAGAAGACGAAAAAAAAGAAGAAAGAATTAAAGATGATAAAGGCAGAGATTTGAACAGTAGGCACAATTTTAAAAATATGCAAGAACTTTCTGATATAAATATTTCAGAAAAAATTGGTGGGTGATTTTAGTGGCATTACGAGAAAGAATGACAGATTTTATAACCAGGTTTATAGCCATAGACCAGACATCCGTTGTCTATGACCAATTAGGTATTAAGGCCAAGACATTAGGTAGAAACATCGTTCCAGCCAATGTTGGTTTAGAAACTTTTGGTGATAAATCCAAGAAAGCCGCTGCTGGAGCACAAACGTTAAGTTCGGCTATGGGTAAAGTTGTTACTTGGGGAATAGTCACAGGTATTGTATACGGAACAATTAAAGCTCTAAAACAGCAAGTAGATGCTATGCGAGAAGTGGAATATGAAATAGCTCGCATTAAAATATTGACCAACGAATCTCAAGAAACTTATGATAATTTACGCAATAAAGTTTTTGAATTGGCCTCGGCTTATGGAACAATAGCTACAGAGGTTGTTAAAGGAATCAAGATTTGGGTTCAGCAGGGAAAAAGTATCAAGGAATCTCTGGCACTGGCCGAGACTGCTTTAATTGGGGTAAATGTAACTGGTTTATCTAATACTGAAATAGTTGAAGATATGACCGCCGGTTTATTGGCTTTTAATATAGAATCTGATAAATCAATTTCTCTTTTAGATAAATGGGTAAAAGTGGCCGACAAAACTGCTATAGAAATGAATACAATAGCTGATGCAACTAAACGTTCGGCTGCTTCGGCGGCTTTAGTCGGTTTAACAATAGACGAGTTGAATGGTCTAATCGCGGCAATGGGTGAGTCTACTCGTATGACCGGCGAACAAATAGGGACGTCTCTAAAAACTATTCTACCCAAGTTATTTACAGACAAAGCAATTAAAACATTAAAAGATATAGCCGGAGTAAACGTTTACACAGATAAAACCAGGACTTCTTATAAAAGTATGGGGTCTATTTTATCCGAATTATCCGTTAAATGGGACTCTTTTAATAATAAACAAAAAACCGATATTATGTTAAAGGCCGTAGGGGTTAGACAGGGAAATAATTTTGTCGTGATGATGAACCACTATGACAAAGCTATTGAGGCTTCAATAGCCTCCTTAACCTCTCAAGGTTGGGCACTTAGAGCCAATAATATATTAATGAATACGCAGAAGAAAGGCGTAGGGGTTTTAATGGCCGAATTGCAGTTATTGGGTAAAACAATTTCGGATTTAGGTGCGTATGAAATTTTAGGTGGATTTGTTAAGGGACTTACAGAAACTAGTGTTGCGGCCAACAAACTGATTAAAATTATAGGGCAGCTTACTGATAAATTTATTGGATTAAAGGACGCTTCTGTGTTTATAGTTGGTCTGGGCGGAAGTATTGCTGGCGCGGCTACTCTTTTAAGCGGGCATCCTATCTTAGCTGTTTTAAGTATACTGATTACTATAATAACAGAAATAGGAATAGCAAAAAGTCAAACTGATAAACTAAAGCAGGCAATAGACGGCTTGAATAAATCATTTGAAAACAGTAAAAGCGTTCAATCCGATATAGTAATAATTATGGAACAACTAGTTAAACAGTATAAAGATTATCTGGACGCTATAGGAGCCAACGAGCCAACAGAAAAGCAAACCAGACAAATAGAGAGGTTTAAAAAAGCTATTAAAGAACTTCAAGATAGATACCCCAGTATTTTTGCTAAATCTATGTTTGTTATTAATGAGGCCGATTTACAAAAAACTATAGATTCTTTGGATAAGCTGAAAAATATTTTAAAAACAGCGGAAGTTACCGCGCAGATAAAAAATGCTGAAAATGAATTAGAGCATTTAGGTGATGCGGCCACTAGTAGTTATAATAAGGCTGCTGAGGCTTATAAAAAATATCAAGAGTCATTGGCTTTGCCTGAGGATAAACGAGAAGAGTATATAAAAAACAATGAGAAAGTTCTTTCCAAAATTTTTAACTTTTTTGGCGCTAAACTCCCGATAAAGACTGGTGTTGATGATTTAAAAGTAGCATACGAATTGCTTAATGCAGAGAATGAGCGAACTACTTTAGAGTATGAAAAGCAGAAACAGGTAGTGGAGGCGTTGTATCGGCTTCTTTTTGACATCGGGGTTATAGCTGAAAAGACTGTTCCGACAAAATCATCAGAAGAGTTGTCAGTAATAGCAAAATATTGGGAAGATATAGGAAACTCTATAGATGATAAAATAATTAATGGTATTGAAAACATAATCGATAAAACAGGAACTTGGGCTGATTTATTAAAAGATGTTGGATTACTAATCAGAAAAGAATTAATAGAAGGGTTGGTGAAGAGTGCTGGTATATCTGGGATGATAACTAAATCCTTACAAAACATTGGGTTGTCCCCGATAACCGCAGTTAGTGACGTTACTGATAAGACAGTAATTCAGGGATTGGGGGCAGGTAAGAAGGGCGCGGGGGCAGGGATATTGGGTTCTTTAGGCTCGTTAATAGCCCCTTTAATGCTCACTATGGGTATAATGCAGATGACTGGACTATCAGATTTATTCGGTAAAGGGCGTGGGCATTTCGATGTAAACTCTGCTGACATATCCGTAGACGAAGTAAATTTATACGCTAAAAGAGTGGTTCCTATCGGTTGGTTTAGCGGGTCAACCCTTATACCTAAAACAGTTATTCATACCACACTAGACGTCAATGTAAAAGGAACCGATAATTTAGTGAGGGTCACAGCAGATAGGGCAAATAAAAACTCGCGTATTCAGGAGGAGAGGTTCTAATGAATTACTTTAGACTAAGTTTTGATGATAATAATGATGGAATATATGAAACAGATATGACATTTACAGTCAATCCTATGGATTACAAATGTTTTAATAAGTCAGCCGGGGTCGTTAGTATTCCATTATTGAAGGGAAACAGCGTCCAAGATTCTGGGGTAACTTTGGAAGGTTCTATAATAGAGTTAGGGAATGTTTATATGGAGAAAGCAGACTTTGAGACCCTGTATAAACGATATACTTCTTATATAAGAGAAAGACAGGCTGCGACACCCACCTCTCACGAATATACTTTATCATATTCAGCATTAGAAAAACCCCAGGTTTGGGTGGGGGCTGATACTACTGACGACACATCATTAAAGAGAATTGATGATAAGGATTTAACTTGGGACATAACTACGCCCACTAAGATAACATTAACTGCGGGTGCGGTGGCCAAAGTCTACTTTTATTTTAGGAAAGAACGTAAAGACCTAATCTTAACCGACCATAATTTAGAACAATTTTTATGCACGTGGGTTGATGCACAATTCGACCCGCGCATATCTCCGTTGGATACTTATTCTTGGACAATGAAATTCATTGTGCTTAAAAAGTTGTATGGAACCTCAACCAATATCGTCAGCACGTCATAATAGGAGAGGATTTTTGTGTTAGATAATACAATAATAGAAGGAATATTAAAGAATAAATATCAGCCAAGACCGGGCGGGGAAATTGACTTTGGAGTTATGACAGCTAAAGCCAGCCATCAATGGTTATTTGGTATGCAGGATAACGAAGAAGGATGGACATACAGTCCTAATACCACAGCAGATTTTATTTCTAAAGACGGTTATTTGAACATTTATTTTAATTCCAACGCCGACGCATATATTTTATCACCAGAACAATTAGAAATAGACGGCACTACATACAATCATATTTTAATCAGACTAAAATTTGAACCAGGAACATATACAAACCATACTTTTAGCATCAATTGGGTTTTAGATGCCGACGAAGAATTTAATACCAGTATATCAGTTAGCGTGGATACAACTGGTCAGGAAGACGGCGAATTTTATGAGTATGATATTGACTTATCCGCCGACAACAATTGGCTCTACAACAGCATACACCAGATAAGATTTGATTTTGACGATAGAAGCGAAAAAAATATTTATATTGATTATATACGAGTCCAAAGTAGTAGTGAATCTGTAGGAGATAAGAGTGTCCAGTTGCTTCAAACCGATGGTTCTATGCCGACTATTTTTAGAGACCATTCAGACAATGTCTGGGCTGCTTGGTTAAAGGCCGTTACTGATGTAGCAGCAACTTCTAAAACTTGGACTACCGATGCCGACTTTAATACAGGAACTAAATATCAGACTGTATTTGGGAGTAACAAGGTTGTCTTAGACCAAACTGCCCCTAGTGACACACTAGACCAATCGCAAACATCTTGGGACGCTAGCGGATATTTACAAATGCGCTATAGCACTGCAATAGAATGGAACGCTAATTCCTTTACACCATCCGTCACTGCTAATATTTCTAAAGTTATTTTAAGATTAGCCAAAATAGGAGTTCCCACAGGAAATATATGGATTACAATAGAGACAGACAATTCTAATAAACCAAGCGGAACCATAGTAGTTCAATCAGCAAATGTTGACGTGTCTGGACTATCCACTGATACCGTCAATGGGGCGGAAGTCACTTTTACTCTTTCCCCGACTTCCCTGACATCGGGAATAAAATATTGGATAAAGTATAACGGTGATTATGCTGAGTCGTCATCTAATCACACGATAATATTTAAAAAAACCAGTATGGGCGCACATTTTGGGTATTACGGAAACGGTAGTTTTCATATTCCCTATGACTCAAACTCAGACGCATATTTTAAGGAATATTATTTACCGTCCAGTAATCCCTATTTTTCAAACGGTTACATTGAATTTATTTATGATGCGGGGGCTATTGCAGACTGGTCTACTTATGATTTCTCTGTGGATTTATTGGAACCGGCAAACACTAATATAAAAATAAAATGCGCGACTTCCAATGACAATGTTTCTTATTCTGCTTGGAGCGGTTGGTTTGATACTTCGACAGGTAATTTAACCGGGGTTGCAAATAGTCGTTACATCAAAGTTCAAGTATATTTAGAAACAACTAACACGGCAACTACCCCAACATTAGGGGCACTTACTATTAACATATTGACAGTTCCTACTTACGCCATAAAGTATAAAAAATATACTTCTGGTTCTTGGGGAACTGAGACTACTTTAGTAACTGATACAGAAGAGTTCGCCAACAATTTATGTTTATATGAAAACAACTCTAACCAAATGGAGTTAGTTTACGCATTAGATTCAAATGTTTATAGAACTTATTATAATTCAGGTTGGCAAACCCCGGTAAGTATAGTAACTCACACTTCAGGTGATATGAGGTGTTGGGCATTTAAAGGGGCTGATGGGTATGACTATATTTACTATTCGTATGTTTCAGGCGGAGTTTACTACATAAAGTTTAAAAGTAGCGCGGATAACTACGCCGCAGAAAACTCAGTTTTAAGTTCTACTTCTAAAATTAAAAATATCTGTGTTTATGAGGATGACAAAAATGTAGTGTGGTTGGTATATGAACTATACATTACTTATACTTTAAAGCCAACATTTGTTCATTTATATTGTAAAAAGTCCATAGATTATGGTGTCACTTGGGGTTCCGCCACAAAAATATCCTCTACAGAAGAGACTAAGGAAGATTTATGGTTGTGTGGATTAGATAAGTTAGTCGCCTTAGACGATGAAAATAGTTGGGAGACAGTGGTTAATTCTGCGTCACCATATAAAGGAGAAATGTATCACGGCAAAGTTTATATGGTTGATTCTTTTAAGAGCAGATTAGACGGGATAGTTGCGTCAGACTTTAATAATTTATACAAATTCGATGGGGCTGATTTTTCCACAGAGCACGATTTTAGTGCCGACACCCCCGCAGAAAAAGCCAATGATATAATTATAGCAGATGATTATATATGGATTCTTGGTGCAGCATATGTGCAAAAGTATGACGGAACAGCCCTAACTAAACTAAACACCGACGTAATTGATTGTGCTAACGAGTCCTATACTTTTGGCGAGATAGGGTTGTGTTTTGGTGGGCTTCCTATTTATTGTGGTGGGGGAAAAGTTGGTGCTAATGATGGAAAGTATTATAAGTTTATTGACTATGTTGGTTGGGAAGGATTAATTGGTGTCGCCAATGCGGGTTATCAAATTATGGAATCCTATTACTATGAGGGAGAGCAATATGCAGTTCTATTATTAAAACAGGCAGTTTGGGGAGAATATTGGAGTTTTGTAATTGGGAAGTTCAATAATTCTACGAGTGCTTTTCCTTTTGATATTATATATAACGACTATAGTTCCACCGGCTACAAATATGGCGGGGTTAGTAATTATTTTGTAACTTGCAAGATGCGATTTTTAAACGGGGTTCCTTATCTGTTAATGGTGGGGGGAGATTCCTCTGGGGCAGTTATTGATTCGCGCGTTTATAATTTAATTGACTATTCAGTGTCAGAAAGTTTAGTCGGGTCTACTTTAAATAACTTTATCAGGACTGTATATGATTGGAAAGGCGAAAAATATTATATAACTAAACAAACAACTTGGAAAATATTTAAATACGACGAGGCCGCTTCTACGTGGGAAGAAAACGAGACCGCACCTTGTCAGGCAATTGACAGTATAAAAACTAAGGTTCCGTTACAGCATTCTTATCCCAGGATACTGCAAACCAACGACGGACAAATCTTAGTTTATTATCAAAACAATAGAAATTATTACAGGGAGCCAGGGAAAATTCAAGGCATTTTGATTGAGCGAGACAGCTCTTTAAATGTGGGTGATACTAGGGAAGTTTCTTTTGTTAATAGAAAGGTCAATTTAGGATTTGACGTAGACGACTGGACTGACACTGAGAAGGTGTCTATATTTTCTACTTATAATTCAGTAACAGATAAATATGACGTTAGGTATCAAGTATTAGAAAAGATTGATTTAGATAGTTCCTGGTCTTCTCATTTGAAGGTCAGGGATAAAATAAAGGGAATGACTATTGAATTAACCGACGAATCACAAGCCGGAACCTTCAATATAGAACTAGATAATTCTGACGATAATTTTAGCCCCGACAATCCTGACTCATCTGTCTATGGGTATTTAGAAGAAAATAAGGAAGTAAGGTTGAGCTTGGGGTTTATGGATAACATTCAATTACTAATGACTGGCTTGATTGACGAAGTAAACTGTGATTACACTCCAGATGGGGCGAAAGTAACTAAAATTACTGGAAAAGATTATTGGAAAAAACTGTTAGATGTCCCCGTTACTTTAACTGTCGGCGAAGATAAAAAAGTAGCGAGTAAAAATTCTGATATACTGATTAAACACATAGAAGGCAATACAGCCACCGACGCCACAAGAACCATCTCAGTAATTACTGGTGGGACAACTATTTATCAATTAGCTATCCCAGTAACCTTTATCGTTCCACAATACGATACGATAACTAATTATGAAATAAAACTTGAAAATATTTCTCCGGCTTATGCCGCAGGAGATTATGAGTGGAGTTGGGAACACGAAGGTATTGTTGATAAATTAAGTCCCGGATACTTTGTTAAAGTTAAGATGATTACTGTTAATTATAACGCCCCGCGTCTAACATTTGACCTAGTGGGAACTTCGCGGACTGACTCGTCTACTAAAACTTTTGGAACATTTAATGCTAATTACGATGATTCCAACGTAACCTTAATAGAGACCGGGGTAACTAACGGCGATAACTGCACTTGGAATGATGGAATTGCTTATTATATCTGGGACGTTCTTATCAACATTCCTTCCAAAGAAATAGACGACGACTATGACTTGACCGTTGCGAATGTAACACACAATTTACCGGTGCATACCCCAGAATACCTTAATTGCGAAGTAGTTTATCCTGAGTATATTGAAAAGGCGTCAATTCACAACAAAGTTGTAAAGACCAATATCTATATACTGACTGATAATGCCTCAGATTTTGATTTTAGCTTTGACTTACGAGTGGTTTATTCTAATGACAATACTCAAACAGTCCAAGTTAGACCCACCAAAGAGGAATTGTTTGATAAACTTTGCACTGAGGCGAAAATAACTAACTCAGAGTTTTCTGAACCAATTAGAGCAAAATTACCTAAGGTTTCTTTTATAGAAGAAAATGCCATTGATTGCTTTGAAAAATTACGCCAAGTATGCTGGGACAGTAATAATAAATTGTATAAATTATATTTCAACAACTGTGGTAAATTGATACTGAAGCCCATATTTGAAGATTACGTCTATTACTCTAAACTTTGGACTACCGACGATGATTGGATGACTTATTCTTTCTTACAAAATGTTTTTATAAATGCTGGTTCAGTTGTGCTGTCACTAACCGGGACTAATTATAGTAACTACGGAGCTAATGTATTACCAGAAAACGACGGCTGGACAAAATATACTAATAGTGTGATAGTCCCAACTGCTTTGGGAGGAGTTTATCACTGGGCGAAGGTAGGAACAGACTATATGTGCTACTACAGGCACGCCGCTTTTGTAAACAGCGTGGGGTGGACAATTGAGGCTAAGTTAAAAGTAGTTCATTCAGCAGGAACCTCCGGTTGGTTGCGCCAGATATTTATTTCGAGCGTCTCAGACACGCGTTCGTGCGTATTAGTATTTGGAGAAGACAGAATACAACTGTGGTCTAATCTTCAGGATTTGGAAGGTGGAAACACGCTATACGGACAGTATGTTATGGATACAACCCACGATTACCACATTTATAGGCTAGTTTCCAAAAATAACCAATGTGATGTTTATGTGAATGATATGACGATACCGGTAATATCGGTAACATTGACTTCCTTATATACCCCTTCCCCATCAGATTCAATAGAGTGGGGAGACCACGCTACAGCGGGGGGAGCGGATTCCTGCGAATATTATTTAGACTATTTAACTTATAATGATGGCATAATCCCTACGTATAATACTAACGGGTATATTAGACTCCAGAAAGATGCGGGAGAAGAGGTTCATTGGGAAAATTATTTAATCTCAAAATCAATTCCAACGGGCACTGGTGTTAGACTTAGGGTCAAAACAGCCTCATCTCAATCTGAATTGTCTACTGCCGGTTGGTCTAATTGGAACGAGGCAGCTAATGACGATTTAGATATTCCAAGTAATCGTTGGCTAGAAGTAGAATTATATTTATATACTAATGATACTGACGTTACCCCTGTTGTTGATGACTTAACTATAAATTATAGAAGCATAACAGTTCAGAGAAAAATGGTATGGACATTTACAGAATATCAAGACATCATTCAATTATCCAAACCTTTACGGGACATTGAATTAGTAAGCAGGGTTAAGGTTACGGGTGCGGAAGAAGAGGTTAGAGAGGTTGTATATCCAGAAAAACAACTCTATACCGCACACGAGTTGACTGTGGGTAATCACGGCGATGTAGACGAATATAGATTATACTTCTCTAATGACAATGGGGCAATAAAAGTAGACCCCTCGTCAATTAGGGTTACAGAGGACTCTTCGTCCGACGCTACCTGGATTATGGAATCGGTTAGTTCGGATAATGTAGAAATCTGGGTCTATAATACGAATTGGTGGCACACGGGTTGGGTTAAATTAAACGTTTATGCTAAACCGGTGGGGGACGCAGTTCCGACCGCTATATATAAAGTTGAAACGGACGTCTCATCTAAGCGTCTTTATGGGCTCAAACAAGAAGAGATTAGCAATCCTCTTATAGCGACCGAAGCAGAGGCGGGATATTTGGCACTGGCTACACTCGAAGAAAGTAAGTTAGAAAAGAATACCGTAGAGTTTGAAACTATATCGGGGTTATTAATTGAACCAGGAGATTTTATTACAGTCATTCATACAGACAGCAACACTAATGACTGTTACAGAATTAGAAAGGTCACACACGAATTGACTGTGACCGACGCGGGAAATAAACTTACTACAAAATTAACAGCACTAAAACTTACTTAGGGGGAATAATATGGCGAGGTATAGGTCTACATCAGACAGAAGAGTTAAAAGAGATGCTCAATCCAGGGAAAAGGTTTTTAATGGATTGGTTGTCGGTGTCAATAAAACAGGACAAAAAACTTATGAAATAAAATTAGTCGGTCTTAGCAAAGAAGTGGTTTTGCATAGCGTAAAATCAGCAGTCAAGGAAGATTTATTTGAGGGTGATGGCTGTATAATAAACTTTATGGGACGCGGAAAAACACAACCATACATAGTCGCCATTTCTTATTGCGGAGCCGACAGTGAGGATAGTGGTAAAAGAGCAGAAACTGGAGTATTTGATTCCAGTGATTTTGATAATAGTGTATTTGAATAAAGGAGGAGTGGTTATGAGTATGAATGACGAACTAAGAGATTTGGATGTAAAAATCGCTAAACTCGTGGTAGCAATAAATAAATTAAAGACTGAAAGAGACGCACTGGTTGGTAGATTAAAAGTTGTTTCAGATGTCATAAACAACAAAAGAAAATCAGAAAATATTATAAAGGAGAGTGAATAAAAATGAATTTTAGAGCAGCGAGGTCGGGGCAGAAGATAAAATCAATTGACTGGAATTACAATTTCAGCAACGCCAAATCCGCAATAGAGGCCGCAGAAACCACATTCGATAATTTCTATACTTATATGGGGTATATGATTAATGACATTGTGGTGAGTGGCGGAGCAGTGACTCCCCACGTTTCAGGAGTAACGGTAGACATTACCGCGTGCATTGCTTATGTCAATGGAGAATTTTATGTATTAGACGCACAGTCATTGAATTTAACTGTGCCGGGTGCTGGTGCACGCACAAATGCAGTTGTAGTGGATAATTCAGGAACTATTGTTGAAGTATTAGGTGACACGGGTAATCCGCACACACCGCCAGCAACAACTTCAGACCAATTGAGATTGGCAAATGTTTATTTACTGGCCGCTGATACAATAGTTCACGCCGACGATATTGATTATAGACTAGTTTACACTGTTTACGATATGAGAAGCGTAATAGACTATGTAAATGCATTGAAAGTTATTAAGGCATACGGTCTATATATTTATTTTAGTGCAGGTAATGTTAAAATAGGGAATACTTTTTATGCGGTTGCCGCCGGGACGTTACTGCTTACGAATACCGCCACTAACTATGTGTTTGTAAATAATGCAGGTGCGGTCGCGGCCAACACGACAGGATACCCGACCGATAGTATTCCAATGGCTACGGTAGTTTGTGCTGCAGGCGTTACGGGAACTATAACTGACAATAGAGTAATTAGGATAAACAAGTATCTTAACGGCGATGGGATTGTAATTACAGGAAGTTCTATAGCAGTTGACCTGGCTACAAATCCAGGACTACAATTTACTTCTAATAAGTTAGATTTAAAATTAAAAGCAAGTGGGGGATTGGCTAAAAGTTCTGACGGGGTTTATGTAAGTGGGGTTCCAACTGTGGACGGCATACAATTTCCTGCTGCACAAGTTCCAAGCGCGGATGTAAATTGCCTTGATGATTATGAAGAAGGAACTTGGACTCCCACTAAATCCGGGTTTACTGAATCAGGTGGTGGAACAGTTACATTAACAGGAACATACATAAAAATAGGCAGACAAGTGTTTTTGCAGGTAAAAATTGTATGCTCTGGGGGAGCAGTATTAACCGCAGTAGCAGTAACATCTTATATAGACGGTTTCCCGCTCACCCCCTCCGACCATTCGGCACTCAATGTAGTTTGTAGTAACACTGCGAGCTATCTAGGCACAGGATTGATATACACCTCCAAAAGATTATATATGCCAGCTTGGACGGGTGCTGCTGATTATACCTACCTTTTGTCTGGCTCGTGTATTGTGTAAGACTAGATAAAATACTTCTTGACAAACTTTTAGTTAAATGCTATAATTATCTTAGGAAGGTGAACAATGCACCAAGAGACTAAAGGGTTTATAAAAGAGTTGATTAAGTATTTTATTTGGGTTTTTATTGTAATGGTTGTAATAACTATCCTGATGAATATGGTTGTGGGGTCGATTTATTTATCCCAATAACCCATTTCCAGAAAGGGACATTAATGTATAAAAACAGAAACAGGCTAATTTTAGCACTCTCAGTGTTATTTATTGGCCTTTTTTTATTTAGTGCGGCTGGGGCTTCGGATTATCTACCTCAATGGGAAATACAGAGAATAGTGAAGATAGGCAGGCAACTTAGTCTATCAAACGAGGAAATAGTGCTTTTATGGAGTATCAGAAAGCACGAGAACGGCAGAAAAGGACGAGAATTTGGCGTTCTCCACCCAGTAAGACCGTTGACATACAACTCTCAAGCAAGATGGTGTGCATTTTCAATAATTCAGAATAGAATAAGGTTCTATAACAAATACCACAAGAGGCTCACAAAAGACACGATTGGTGTGTTTATATGGTTTATGGGAAACCGCTACGCACCAGTTCCCTGTAAGAATGACCCAAAGAGACTCAATGCTTTCTGGATACCCTCGGTGACAAGATATTGGCATATTTATTATGATATGTATATTGATGAATTAAGGAGTGGGAGATTATGAAAAACCCTAAATCAGGTTATGGTATTCCTGTAAAGATGGTTCCGATTTGTAAAATTTGTAATGCGCCGTTGAAGACAGTTTTATTTATTGATTTGGTAGAAAAAAACGGAAATATAAAACACCCAAAGAAATTTATTAAACAGTGCACAAAATGTGACTTGGTTCAGTGAGGTGTCTATGCCAGAAGAAAATAAGCCTAAATTTTTGTTCACAATTACTACTGTTGGTGATTTAGTTGACGCCATTAAAAAATACGAAGCAATGTCTAATGAGGATTTACAAAAACTCCCGGAGCAAATGGTTAAGGATGGAACGGCACAGATACTGGGAACATCCAATATGGATGCCGTAGCACTTACCAAAAATCTTCGCGAAGAAGGCTATAAGGTAAAAAATATTCAAGAAGATTTAAATAAAGAGATGGTCAAATGTTGTGGGTGTGGAAAAGAAGTTAAAAAAGTAGACGCACACGCTATGGGAGGAAAGCTATATGCGTGTCAGAGATGCTGGGACGAATTAAATAGTTGGAATAGTAAATAATATTGGGTCGGTGATGTAAAGATGGTGAGCATATTTGGTTGTGACCCAAAAAGTCGGGTTCGACTCCCGCCGACCCCCCAACCCCGAAAATAAACCTTGACAAAAAACACGTGAACTGATATAATTAAGTTAGAGGAGAATCAATGGCTGACTTTACAGTAGACCCAAGAAATTGGGATAGTTGTTGGTGTCCAGTATGTAGTGAAATGGTAACGCCTTTGATTGAGGGTGAAGATATAAAGTTGTATTGTCCTCGGTGTATGTCGGAACTTTCAAAAGGAGTGTGACCTATGGATAGACGGCACAGTATCAGACTTCAGGAAGACATTAACAACGGGACGCATTGGAAGGTTGGCGACAAGGGTGGTCATTTTTGTCAGCACTGCGGCTGGGAAATTCGCGGAATCGTTTATAATATGCTTGACCGACACTATTGCGAGCAGTGTTATATTCCGATATTCAATATGGTAAATGTGGGCGGAAGTCTAAATGTAGAAGAGTATAACCTTCTTATAGAAAAGATAGATGGTTTGACGGATTTATTGATAAAATTGGTCAAAGAATTGGGTAAAAAGTAAATTGGGGGTGAGTATATGGCGGAAAAGGTGAAAGTATTGGGAATTAAAAGAGAAAAGGGTTGGCTTTACTTTGTAGACAAGGACGGCGATGTGTCTAGGGCTAAAAAGGGCAAGACGCCGGAAAAGGAAGCCACAGAAGCGTCATAAATCGTTTCTAAGGGCATAATAGGGGATGGGGGTTAGGAATGGGCTATCCGACCGACGAAAGCCCTCCCTACCCCCCGAAATATTGACAAAATCGGCTATTTTGGAGGTATTATGGAGCCAGAAATCACTTTAGGAGCCAAAGTAGTAGTCATAGGGGTAGACAGAGAAGTATATGAGCGCAAGAAAGCCCTTATAGGTAGGATAGGTGTGATTACGCAACAACTTGATGACAGAATAGAAGTGTGCTTTGATTCTATAGATTATTGTTTCTTTTACGAACGCAATTTATCCTTAGACCTTTCTTTGGCTGAAGATTTCCCGGTGGTTGATAGAACGACACCAGAAATTAAAATCGCCAAGTATCCGCCAAAAATAAAAAACACTCGAATAAGAAAAAGAAATCCAAAAAGGAGATAAGATGAATCTAATTCCTGCATACAATGTCATATCTGACAAGCGACACAGATACTATGTTGATGGTGAGGTTATGTCTTCAGTAACCACAATTACCGGGGTTATAGACAAGTCCCCCCAATTACAATGGTGGGCTGTTGGGCAGTGTTTAAAGTATATTCAGTTACATTTTAATGAGGTTCAGGATAAGTCCGATGTTAAAAACTTTCTTGCTTTATTTGCTAACGCGCAAAGTCATTATAAAGAAGTCGCTAAAGGTGAGGCCGATATTGGAACTGAAATTCACGATGCTATTTTGTTAATGGACACTGGTGGTAAACCTGATTTTTCTACAATGTCGGAACCGGCTAAATTAGGGTTCAGTGCTTATTGTGATTGGAGAAAAAAAGTAAACTATAAACCAGTGGCTTCAGAATTAGCCGTGGCTTCTAAGAAGTATAAATTCGGTGGTAGATTAGATAGTATTGCTTATGCCGAAGACGAATTAAGATTACTGGACTGGAAATCCTCTAAGGCTATTTATGCGGAATACTGGCTGCAAGTGGCCGGGGGATACTACCAGGGGTTAAGAGAAACCTATCCGGTTCAATCAAACCCGGAACTAGAAAAACTAAAAGGTATTCAGATTATAAGATTCGGTAAGGTAGATGGGGAGTTTGAACCAAGCCCGGTGATGCCAATTGAACAAGCCAAAGCACTACTTCCAGTATTCTTGGCCTGCCAGACTGTTTTGAATTGGAAGAAGGAGAATGACAAATATGAGAAGAAAGTTTCTGGTTAAAGGAAGATACGCAGTTGAAAAAATAAAATATGGAGACGGTATTGGTTGTTGTCTTTGGTATATTATAGATAAAAAAACACCCGATACGGGACTGTGTTGGGATTTTTCTTACAAAGATTTGGATACAATTCTATACTTGTTGAGAAAGTTGAAAGAAATAAAGCCCACAGAATTTAAAGACGAGGCGTAAAATGAAAAAAGAAAGACAGATGGGTTTATTGAAAAAAAGAGTGCTGGCAATTAGCGGTGAAATAAACGCAGAGTTAGTAAGTGACCTTAATATAGCAATTATAGAATTAAATGATAAAAGTAAAACAGTCCCAATAATAATTTCAATTACTACTCCCGGGGGAGACATTGACTGCGGATTAGGTATTTATGATACTTTAAAAGTTAGCCAAGCACCTATTTACACTGTAGCGGTAGGTCAAGTTATGAGTATGGGGGTTCCAATTTTTTGCGCCGGGGCTAAAAGATACTCTTTAGAGCACACTTACTTTTTAATCCATCCATCTACACTTTCAGTGATAGACTCAACTACTGCCGATTTAGAGGACAATGTTAAATATATGAAAGAGCAAAATGTTATTTTGGATAAAATAATCGCGGACAACTCTAAATTATCTTTAACCAAAATAGACCAGTTTAATAAACACCAAACATTTTTTAGTGCTAAATTTGCTTTAGAATATGGAATAGTAAATCAACCTTTATTGAATAAAAAAGAGTTTTGGAGGTTGTTTAAATGATTGCGGAGTTTAAAGGGTGGCCTAAAATAGCTAGACTGAACCGCGAAGTAATCGTGAGCGAAAAATTGGACGGGACATCAGTCGTTCTTTGTATTACAGAAGACGGGCACATTCACGCCGGAAGCAGAAACAGATGGCTATGGAGTTCCACTGACGACAAAATTTGTAATGACCATCACGGTTTCGCCCAGTGGGTTAGAACTAATAAAGACGAATTGATGACACTTGGGGTCGGCTACCATAATGGGGAATGGATGGGTCAAGGAATACAACGTAATTATGGACTAAAAGAAAAACGGTTTTACTTATTCAATACAGCCAAATGGACAGACGACGCAGTGAGACCAAAATGTTGCCACGTCGTTCCAATTCTATACCGAGGTTTATTTGACACGGTAGAAATCAGAAGGGCATTGCAATATTTAGCATTTGATGGCAGTTGGGCAGTTCCTAATTTTATGAACCCAGAGGGAATAGTGGTATTTCACACTCATTCAGGTTCAATGTTCAAGGTGACTATAAAAAACGATACAAAAGGCAAAGGAGAAAACAAATGAGAAATAAAAGAAGAGCCATTAATAAATTAGTAAGGTTGCTAAAAGAAGATTCTACACCGAGACCCTGGCCTTATGAACCAAAAACCCCTATCCAACTCTGGGCTATTAGCGACCGTGTTTTGGTAAGATGGGAAGCAAAGCCGCGTAAGTATGAATTTAAGCATCTAATTATCAGCGAGTTCGTGCATAAAAATACACAGGGAGACTCAATATGGGGTGCTTATGATAGAGAGGCTGGGTCTACTTTCATTTTTAACACAAAACAATGCGTAAAAATTGGGGTAATTAGATGAGGTTGGTAAATATTAGAATACTGTTAACATTAATTTTAAAATGGGGGCGTTCTTCTTTGGACGAGGGGCTTCGAGTTTTGGTCTGGGTAATATGCTGGAGTTTATTTGAGAAAATGCTGCTAGACACCTCAATTGAGATTAGACTGCTGGTGCTGCTTGGAATATTAATCCTTTTACAAAGGAACTTTTTACGATATTTACAGGCGCACAAAAAACCCGGAAGAAAGCGCAAGACTGCTGCTGAAAAAGTAATCGAGGAGATTAAAAATGAGCCGACTAACCTTTAAAGGAACCGTTTGTGCAGATGCCTGGAGTTATGTTGTCACCGACTCAGAAGGTCACAACTTAGACGATATGAATGGTGTACTAAAAAATTTAGAAGGCAAAGAAGTATTTGTTATAATTGAGGTAGTGGAATGATAAAATCAGAAATAAACAAACTTGATAAGATATGGTCACTAATTATACGCAAACGCGGAAGATGCGAAAAGTGTGGAAGAAGAAATGCACTACAGGGAGCCCATATCTTTTCACGCAGGCTCAAGTCTACCCGATACAACTTGAATAACGGTGTCTGTTTATGCGCCGGTTGTCATAGATTTTGGGCGCATCAGAACCCAGTTGAGTTTACTGACTTCGTTACAAAGTTAAAGGGCGAAAAAGTTATGAATGAGCTCAGGAGTCTTAGCCAGAAGAAGATTAAACTATTCTACGATGAAGTAAAAGCAAGTTTAGAAAAGGAGTTAAAATAAATGGGAAGACCGAGATGCACTTTTCCAAATGTATACGATACACCAGAAGAAGAACTTAAAAAAGCAAAAGTAAGCACGCGTGGCAAAGCCATAAAATTAATAACATTAGACGAAGTATACGACAGATGGCTGTGGTTCATACGAATAAAATCTGTACTGGGTATAGTTTATACTTTTGGAGACTTTGCTAAATATCAGTATGAAAAGAAAAATTATAAAATAGTGTAAAAATAACACTTGACAAACTCTGGGGAAACTGATATAATTAAGGTAGAAGGGGAGAAAAGACGCCCGGTGAAATTAAATGTGTTGAAAGGAAGGTTAGGCGAATGAAAGTAATTAAAGAGTTACTTAATAGATACTTACCCGTTTTTATTGTAATCGCTCTTGTCTCATTAGCACTTTTCTATATCCCCATAAAAGCGGACAGTGGTGTTTCAAAAGAAGTTTACATTATTGGTGCAATAGACCAACGAACTGCTCTTCGGGTTATTGGGGAATTGACGGCTGCTGATAAAACTCCGGGGGACATTACTTTATTAATAGATTCCGGCGGAGGGGGTGTGGCGGAAGGGTTTTTAATTATTGACACTATGAGAGTATGTAATAATGACATAAAGACTGTGGTATTGACTGAGGCTTGCTCAATGGCCGCAGTTGTGGCCTCGGCAGGAACTCCTGGCAAACGTTACGCTTATCCTCATTCCATTCTACTTCTTCATCAAATGGGAATGACTTATCTTGAGGGACAAAATGTAGACAAATGGTATAAAATGATAGAAATAATCAGCAAAATAGAGAAACAATTATGCGAAGAGATTGCAAAAAATACAGGGCACTCGTCATTAGAAATAAGACAGTCAATAAAAGAAGATATGTGGATGACCGCCCTAGAAGCACGGAATTATGGTCTTATTGATATAATAATTGAAAGGCCAATTCCCGTTGAACGAAGAGATTGGGATAACGACACAAACAAATAAAAGGAGGAAAGTAAGATGAACATTTTTGGAAAGAAAGATGGCCGCGGCGTAGGATTAAAGGAACTTAGGGCAGGTTTGTTTGGCGAATTTGAGAAATGGTGCGAGGAACGTGGGATAGACACATCAGTATTCAGTAATGACATTTGGGCTATTGTGGTGATGTTTAACTTGCTTACCCAGTGTAATAGTGAAAGACAGCAAACCGCAGAAGCCAAGAAAAAGGAAGAAGAAATTGCTAAACTTATTAACCGCTATACGGATACGCTGACTTTAGAAGAAGTCGCTGAGTTAAAAACAAAGACCGAAACAAGATACGCTGAAATAAAATTAGCTAAAGAAAAGGCTGAGGCGGAAGCAAAAAGTAAACCGCAAACGCCGGGGGTAAAATAATGATTAGGTTGGGGCAAACTATTGAAATAGACGGAAGATATTTTTATGTTTCGGAAATTCTTTCCAGGGGAAGAATACGCTTAAAAGAGGATTTAACTGAGGCAAAGATAGTTAAAAAAACGGAGGCAAAAACCAATGAAGGTTAAGAGTTTAAAAGAGTTATATGATGTTATTAAAAATGGTTCTTTTGAGATTGAAGAAGACACAATATCAATAGACAACTGCGAGGTCGGCTTTATTGGCGAAGCCAAAACAAAATCAGGCGAAACTGATGGGCGTCCCTGGTCATTTAGACAGCAATTTCTAGTGGTTAAGCAAGGCGAACTTTCTGTTGGTGTAAATGTTTCCGAAGAATACGGCAAAGAAATAAAGGGTGCAATAACTTCTATTTCTAAAGCCAAAGTTCAGACGTATAAAAAAGATGGGGAAGACAAGGTTTCTTTACAGGTAAAAAAAGGCAACTTTACAATTACTAAAATGCCGGAAAAACCGCAAACACCAATCGCACAAAAAGGTTCCGGGGCTACTTCAGGAGAACCGGTTGACCCGAATGTTTGGACAAATAAGGAAATTCGTAAGGCTAGGGAGAAGGCGTTGGGTTGTGCATTAGCTTATTTAGGGTTAGGGCTTGCTGAGGGAACAGGCATACCTAGAGAAAAAGTGATTGAAACCGCTAAATATTTTGAAAACTATCTTTACATAATAGAGGGTAGTGAACCAATTAAAGAAACGCCAAAGGCCGAACCGCCCAAAGAAGAAAAGAAGTCGACACCTAGTCAGCCTCCAGTGGCTAAAGAAAAAATCAGGACATCCCCGACAGAAGAATTTGTTTTAGACGAACCTATTCAGACCCAAGTGGATAAACTGGCGGCGGAATTAATTCAAAAAGAAATAATTGCCGATTGGTCTACTTGGCTAGAGATATTAAAGAAATTTGGCTGTAAGACCTATAAAGCGTATATTGACTCTGACGTGACAACTAAAGGTAAGATTTACGCTGAATTAATGGTGCTGAAAAATCAAGGTAAATAGGGGGCTTTGTGGCCGAGGACAAGAATAAAAGCGAGAAACATTTCGACCTCTTTATCAGTAAAGACATTGGAACAGTCACGGTATATTCAAAACAAAACTATACTGATGAGGAATTACAGATATTTGACGCTCTTTTGAATGTTATTTCGGCGATAATTGCAATACGCCGCGAGAGCAGACAATTAGGGTGTATGTTGGTGGATTCAATAGCCGAAACACTAAGGAATTATTACGAGTTTTATCAATTGCTAAAGGGAGGAAAAGGTGGTGGAACCAAAATTTAAATGTGGGGATAGGGTTGAAATAATCGCATTAGAACCCCCCATCGAAGGGGCGGTTTACTCGGACGGGTATTTAAATTCAGCGGGTAAATTCGGGATAATAGAGAGACTTATAGGTAATGGGGATTATCTTGTCTCAGTAGCAATAGATGGCGGGATGTATACATTTGATTATTCAGAAAATTGTTTAAAATTAATTAAGATAAAACAAAAGACTCACGAGAACTGTTTAAAAGACACAAACCCAAAAGACGCTATCGGAGTAACCAAGATTCCGTTTCATTTATGGCCTGAGACTGCTTCTATTTACGGTGCTCTGGGGTTTTTAGATGGTATGCTCAAGTATGGAAGGTCTAATTGGCGTAGTGCCGGGGTAAGGGTTTCGGTTTATTATGACGCTTGCAGAAGGCATTTAAATGCCTATTTTGAAGGAGAAGAAAACACCCCCGATACCGGACTTCCGCATTTGGCTTGTGCTCTAGCCTGCATAGCAATTTTAATTGACGCCAAAGCCGCCGGAAAATTAGTTGATGATAGAATGTATAAAGGGGGCTATCATAAATTACTTGAAGAGATGACCCCGCACGTCAAACGACTAAAGGAATTACATAAAGACAAGAACCCTAAACATTGGACTATACAAGACAACGAAGAAAATAAATCGCGCGTGGATATGGACGACAATAACTATAAACAGCTTTAGAATATCGGAGAAATAAATGAGTGAATCCAAAAACGTGTGCAGATTTTGTCTTAATTCTAACTGTGAACGTTATTGCGAACTTCATCAATGGGTAATAGATAAAAGGGTTGATACGCGACACTGCGCGAATTTCGACCCCAACTCTAAATACTTAAGAGGTAAAAATGAAAATTGAATTTGAAAACCATCGTAAATACACGGGGATGAGGAGACTCTACTGGGGGTTTAGGAGATTTCACTATGGCCTCTATCGGTATCATTTAATAATTGGTTGCTGCGGATTATTTTATTTCATACTTTGGGGGAAGAGAAATGGAAATTAAATCAGACGAAAAAAACGGAAGAATAATCTTTACAAGTGACGAGGGGTTTAGGTTGGTTTTGTTTAAAGATTATAAAACAGTTAATTTGGAAGTCACGCCTACCAGCACTACTGGTGAGAAATTTTGGCATCCTCTTATGACTTTCAGTTTTGAGGAATTAAAGGCATTAGATTTATTGGTTGCTAATACAAAAGCTGCTGTAATTGCATTTGAAGATTTTACTTCAAAGAAGAGGGTAAAGAAATGATAGAAAAATATCTCGAACATACGCATATTAAGCCCGAAACAACCTTTAGAGATGTAACGAAATTATGTCTTGACGCTGCCTTATATGGCTTCAGGTCGGTAGTGGTGCGCCCGGAATGGGTTAAGACGGCCAAAAACATACTGGACTTTTCTAAAATAAAGATAGTGACTACACTTGGTTTCCCCTACGGACTTTGTTATACGCCGGTTTACCAGAAAGGCTCTGCTTTAGATTTAGCAGATGAAATAGACCTTCTTCCAAACATTCACGAAATAAAAAATAAAGATTACTATAACTTTACCATACAAGTAGATAAGTTGCGTAAGATGTATAGTAATAAAATAATTAAATTGATAGTCGAGACCGGGGTATTTGATGAACAAGAAATAAACTGGCTGTGTATATTCGCCGAGGATTTGCACATAGATTACATCAAGTCAAACACCGGATTATACAAACGCAAAAGGTCAATTTTAGAAGACCTGGCACTACTTAAAAAGCACACTAGATTACCTATTAAGATGGCCGGCGGGATTAAAGATTACCAAACCGCGAAAGTGTTGCTTGACAATGGGGCAGCGTTGCTCGGTGTAAGTGCAGGAGTAGATATTTGTAAGGGTGAAAGGATGGCTGGAACGGGTAGAGACCAATTATTAAAAATACGGTGGGGTGGATAATGACGGAAGAAATAAAATTACAAATTGAAGTTACAGAAAAGCATCTATTAGATTACTTTAATCAGTTGTCCCCGGAACTTAAAAAAATAATTTTAGAGCAGTTTGTATTTTCGGAAATTATAGAGGTCATTGAACAGCAATTAAAACACCAAACAGACATAAGCACGTGGTCTACTAGCGGTTGGCGTGACGGAATGAATATCAGAGAGGCAATAATTAAGATACAAGGATTGGAGCCTGAATTTAAAAAAGACCTGGAAAGTATAATCAGAAGTCTGAAGTGGCGCACGGATTATTTAGAAAAGTATTACCGTTGGTTTTTTAAAGTCTACCACAATGAAAACACCTATCCAATTGTATCAAAATATATAGGGTTTAATACAGACAAGGAGTAAAAATGCCAGAAGCAATTGAAACGGGAATAACATTAATATTAGTGGCAATTTGGATTTGGCTATGTTTTTTGATAGGCGTAACTTTAATTACAGTTTGCTTGGTGCTGTGGAGTATTGAGAAGATTAAAAAATTGTTTGGGGGGAAATAATGCTAGAAAAGTTAAGGGGGTGGGCACTGAATAGAAAAAAAGGAGAGGCCTACCTCTTGGTTTTATACTTTGAAGACGGCGGTATAAAATATTGCACTTGTAAAACGCTAATTGGTGCGATAATTTGCATTATAACCAAAAGGAGATTTCGTGGAAATGATATATAAAATTTTACAGTATGCCGCTATTGGGTGTTTCGCTGGATTGGCTACACTGGATTTTAGTGCAAGCAGACTAAATTTTGGTGGTCTGAACCTTAGTTTAACTCTACTGTATATTTTTCTCTATCTTACGCCTTTTTCTAAATAGAGGTTACTATGCGGCATCTCACAACTTATTTAGCAGGAAATATGGAATACGCTCGTGGAAGCGGGATTAATTGGCGTTTAAACGAGACGAAAGAATTGCGTAAAATATTCGGTTCCAATTTAAATATTGGAGACCCGGCACGGGATGAGTCCAAAAAAACAGGTATGCCCCCAGAAGAAGCCAAACAGAAGTTGAACTATTGGAAAAAGCACAATAAAGAAGATAAAATAAAACAAATGATGAAGAAGGTTATTTCAGAGGACATTAAAGCAGTTAGACGCTGTGACTTTATGATAGTGTGTTGGGATTCAAATATTAGAACTTACGGGACAATCGGCGAAATTCAAATCGCTTATGATGAAAAAATACCTGTGTATTTTGTAACATTAAACAAACTCAGTGAAATTTCTTCTTGGCTTATTGGAGAATACACAGAAAAGTTTAGGACATTTAAGGAGTTAAATATTTATCTTAAAGGAAAATATTCAAGATATATTGGAGGAAAATAAAATGAAAAAATGGACAGAACAAGATGACATTAAATTACTAATCGAATTAAATAACGGTAAGAATTTAATAGACATTGCCAGAGATTTTAAAGTGACTTATGATGTTTTGCGAGCACATTTTAAAAATCTTAAGGTTAAGTATGGCGATATTATAATCCAGAAACACGGTGAATCAATTATTGATGGGTTTGATTTAACTGCTTTTACTGGTGCTCTTCAATCATTACCGCCGTTAACTAAACCAGAAATTTATAAAATGGACACGCGGAAAGATACCGAAATTGCCCAGTTGTCTTTAAGCGATATTCACGTCGGTCAGTTGGCTTCTAAAGAGTTGACCGGGGGATTGGGGGAATATAATTGGACGCAGTGTCTAGACCGCGCGGATAGACTTAAAAAAGGCGTAATGAAGATAGTAGAATTGAGGCGTAAGGCCACCAACATTAACAAATTGGTTATAATGTTGGGCGGAGATATAGTAGAGGGGCACGGCATATTTAAGACACAGCAATATGAGGTCGAATTTGATGTAATGGAACAAGTTTTAAAGGCCATTACTCTTGTCAGTGATATAATTGTATACTTTGCACAGAACTTTGAGCACGTGACAGTAGTGGGGGTTCCTGGTAATCACGGGGTGCTCGGCGGTAGAAAAGAAACCCCATTCCACATTAATTTTGATAGTCTGATATACAAATTATTGGAAAAGTATTTAGTCAACCAAAAGAACGTTAAATTTGACTTCAGCACCACTTGGTATCAATTAGTAGATATTGAAGGTTGGAAAGAGTTACTGATTCACGGAGATGATATTGGCGGGTCAGTAATGTCCGATACAAAAGTCCAGGGAATCTGGGGTAAGTATCAAAAAATGTTGAACTCGGTATTCCAATATATGCTTATTGGTCACTTTCACCAGCAATGGTCTATTCCTTATGGATTTGGTGGTATGTATATAAATGGCGGATGGACGGGTGCTAACGCTTTTAGTAAGGTGGTTAAAAATGCTGCTGTGCCCGTTCAGTGGTTGACATTTATACATAAAAATTGGGGTATTGTGTCCCCCTCTCCAATCTATTTAATTCAAAAAGAAGCCAGAACCCCGGATATTAAAACTATAAAGATGTAGGAGACCAATGCTCACAATAATTTTAGACATTATAGTTGTATTGGCTGCTTTTATTGATAACTTAAAATACTTCTTACTGTGCAGTTCTAACAAGAAAACTACACTTAATATGAAGAAGTTTTTAATTATCAGTATAGGTGCGCGCGTGGTTATTTTAATTGCGTGTTTGCTTAAAGCCGACATAGTGTTTACAATCGTTTATATTATCGGCTTGATGGCAACCTCATTGTCGTACTATTTAAGAAAGAGTCACAAACTAGAACTAAATATCTTTAAACGTAGGAGAAGGAAATGATTAAAAATTTATTGAAGTATACTGTGGGATTACCACTTTTAGCCTTTCTCACTTTGGGGTGTTTTCTTAGTATGCTTTTATTTGGTATACCTGGCGGGGCTATTCACGGCGAGATTGGTTCTACAATTAGAGAAGATTGGGAATACTTAAAAGATACGTGGAGGCCATTATGATTAAAAAGTATGATTCGTTAAAAGCATTGAAAACAGAATGGCTACCTATATGCCAAATCGCCTGGGAAGAAATGAACATTAAACTCAGTGATGAGCCAGTAATCGTTGAAGAGCAGGGAAGGACTGCTGAGGGATACTATGCTCGTTTAACAGTATGCCTTGCTGAGGCGGAATCCTTATTAGACTTTGCTGAATTAAAAAATCTACAAACGCGGGAAGCAGGAACTGAATTAGAAAGAAAGATTTGGTTGGCCGCTGCTGTGCGTGATGAGAGGTCTTTTAGAGACGCTATTGAAGGTTTGGTAAAGGCAATAGAAATAAGAGTGAATATGACCCAGAGCCTTTTAAAATATCACAAACCGTTTAAGGGTGGGGAGTAAATGAAAATAGAAGAGATGATAAATAAAATATTCTTAGAGACTAAAAATGGGTTTGAGTATGTTAAACAAATCCCAGACAAGTCTATTGATATGATACTTTGTGATTTGCCTTATGGAACGACCGCCTGTAAGAATCTGAAAAGAAACTTTATAGGAATGGAAATCTATCAAGAGTATATAGACATATCCTATAAAAGATTGGCGGAACTAGATGGAAATAGGTAAAAATTTTTCTTGTAATAATGAAGGAAAAAGGAAGAAAAGCGACTTTTATGAAACTCCATATTCTATTACAAGACAATTTTTGGAATTGGAACCGCCTCCCCTGGAATGGAAAATTCTCGAACCTGCCGCTGGTTCGGGGGCAATGACAAAAGTAATAAAAGAGTTTTCAAGTAATGTTACAGAGTATAAATTTGAACAGGGGAAAGATTTTTTAATAGAAAACGAAAAGTTCGATTTTATAATAACAAATCCTCCTTTTTCTCTTGCCTATGAATTTATTCAAAAAGCAAAACAAGTTGCAAATCATAAGTTCGCACTTTTATTGCCCTTGTCTTATTTGCACGGAAAAACCAGATTTGATAATGTTTGGTCTGATAAAAAGTTTCCATTATCCCATATATATGTATTTGTTCGTTATCCGATGTTAGGGAACAAACTGCGAGAAGATGGAAAATATAAAACAGGTATGATGGTTTATGCTTGGTATGTATGGGACAAAAGCACAACAAATAAAGAGCCCATCATTAAATGGATTGATAACCATAAATATGTAATAGGGGCAAGAAATGGACAATAAAATTGAAATAATAGAATACAAATCCAATGCTCACCCGGACACCTTAACAGACCTGGTTGTGGAAGCGTGTGCAACTTTTTTAGATTGGTATTACCAACGAAACTACGGGAAAGTTTTACATTACAATGTAGACAAGGCTCTATTCTCTGCCGGAGACGCAAACGTTTATTACGGCGGGGGAGAAGTCGTAAAACCACCTTGTTTTATTCTCGGCGGTCAAGTCACTAATTTAGATAGTGTCTTACGAAGTTGCTTAGTGGGAGAAACTAGAAAAACAATTAGAAAACACTTACCTAATTTAAAAGAGTTTGATGTGGAAATAAGATGCGGTTCCACAGTAAAAAATTTAAACGACATCGCTGTCAATGAAGTAATTTTATCTAATGACACCTCTTTTGGTGTAGGGTATTATCCTTATTCTTCTGCTGAGCAGACAGTCTTTTCTATTCGGGATTATTTAGACTTCGTAATCCACGAACAGGTAATCCCAATGGGTGAACTGTACAAAATAATGTATACCCCAGAAACTATTTGTATCTCGGCTCCTTTATATGCCAATAGAATTCCAGACAGAGAAGCCTACGCTGAGTTTAAGGCACGCATCCAGTATGAACTCTCTGATTATGGCAATATAATATTCAACCCAGACTTTGATGGGGGGTTTCCTTATATGACTTTGTGTGGGAGTAGTATTGAATGTGGTGACGATGGTCAGGTGGGTAGAGGAAACAGATACAACGGTCTTATAACCCCGTGCCGCCCGATGACCATTGAAGCGTATCACGGGAAGAATAATAAAAACCACGTGGGAAAACTCTACTCTAAAATGGCTTTTGAAAGAGCCAAAGCGCTTTATGAAGAAACAGGTAAATATACTGAAGTAATTCTAGTTAGTAAAATAGGAAGACCAATTACCGAATACGAGGAGTATATAATATGAACAATCCAATACTTTTAGTGCTGATATTTTTTCAACTTTTGGTGGCCGGGTATTATTTTATATCTAAGGCTCCTTTGCTTGGTGGATTATTTATTATTTATGCTATTAGTAATGTAATAACCATATTTTTGAAAGTGCAATAATGAAAAAGTTACGAATTTTTGACTTGTTTACTGGCATTGCTGGTTTTAGTTTAGGAATAATTCGTGCATTGGGAAAAGAAAATGTTGAGATAGTGGGATTCGGCGAAATTGAAAAAGACCCAATCGCCATAAATAAATTTAATTTTAAGGAGATTAAAAATTATGAAGATGGAAAACCCTTGCCCGATTTTGATTTGCTTGTCGGAGGGAGCCCTTGCCAAGACCTCAGCACTGTTGGAAAAAGGAAGGGACTGTTTGGAGAAAGAAGTAGACTATTCTTTTATTTCGTGCAACTTCTTAAAGAAAAGCAACCTACAAATTTTATCTTTGAAAATGTTAAAGGTATTTTTTCAAGCGATAGAGGATGGGATTTTGCAAGAGTGCAAATTGAGTTTTCCGAAGCAGGTTATGACATTGAATGGCAACTACTCAACTCCGCTGACTTCGGAGTCCCTCAACACAGAGAGCGAATTTATATTATCGGACATCTTAGAGGAAAAAGTGAACCAAAAGTATTTCCTTTCACAAAGAGTAACAGACCGATTATTAAAAAGGAATCTAAATATTTAATATTTGATGGTTACAATAGAAAGTTTACAGAAATGATTGGCAGTTTAAGACAAAATATGCTGAATGGTGGAAGTTTAATTGTAGAAGACAACAAATTTCGCAAACTAACTCCGATAGAGTGTGAAAGACTGCAGAGTTTTCCAGATAACTGGACGAAATTTGGGATAAGCCAAAAGGGAACCCAGTATGAAATTTCTGATAATAGACGGTATAAAGCAGTAGGGAACGCAGTTACGGTTAGTCTCGTAGAAACGATTGTTAGGAAGTTATATAAAGTAATCAAAGAGGAAAAATGCTTATAAACACAGCGGAATTATTGTTAACCACTATTAGGCAAGTTAACGAAGCCAAAATTATAGCCGTCGACACGGAGACTGACGGCTTAGATATACAGGCATTAAAATTGGTCGGTATCAGTATTGCTTACAGGACTGATAAAATAGAATCTTTTTATATCCCGGTGGGTCACAATAAGATAGAAGCATTTGATACTATACCTGAACACTTAGTAGGAAGTGCTAATCAATTGGGCGTGGACTTTGTTATTAAAACACTCAAACCTATTCTAGAAAACCCGGAAATAAAAACTATCTGGTTCAATGCCAAGTTTGATATGCAGGTATTCAAAAAATATGGTGTTGAGGTAGCACAACCTTATTACGATTCACAGATTGCCTGCTGGCTTTATAATGAGAATGTAATGCCGCGAAGTTTAAAAAACTATACTAAAGTTTATTTAAAAGGCGAGCCAAAAGAATTTGACGCGTTGCTAAAGGAATATAAAGCAAAAACAATCGCCGACGTGCCTATTGAAGCTGCAATGCACTACGCCCAGGCCGACGCGCACAATACCTACGCTCTCTATTCTTATTTTGCTAAAACAAATAAACTAGAGGTCGAAGGTGTAAAAAATCTATTTGAAAAAATTGAAATGCCTTTAATCAGACCTTTATTAGAGATGGAATGGGCGGGGATTTTAATTAACAAGTCATTAAAAGAAGAACTGAAACTGTCTTCAGAGGTAATAATAAAGGAATTAGAGGCCACCATTAAAGGAACGTTGGGAAACTTTACCCTAAACATAAACAGTCCCGCGCAACTAGGTAAAGTCCTTTATGAAACATTGGGAATAGAGCCATTGGGGTTTACTAAAAAGACAGATAAACCCGCAATGACCGAATCAATTTTAGAGAAGTTGGCGATTGATTATCCATTGGCTGAAAAAATACTTGAATATAAAACTTATTTTAAACTATACTCTACCTTTATTGAGGGTATGGGCAATTTAACTAAGGAAGACGGTAGGATTCACACTAACTTTAATCAATGCCAGACAGTCACCGGGCGGTTATCCTCTAATTCTCCCAATCTCCAAAATATCCCGAAGAAAAAAGATACCCTTCAATTGAGGAGATTATTTATTCCGCCCGAAGGGTATAAGTTTATCAAAGCCGACTATAACCAAATGGAATTAAGGGTTCTGGCGCATTTCTCTGGGGATAAATACTTAACTAACGCTTTTAATAATAATTTTGATATTCACGAAAGAGTAGCACAGGAATGTAAAATTACACGGGACATCGCGAAGACAATTAATTTCGGGCTTATCTACGGTATGCAGGCATTTGGATTGGCAAAAAGATTAAAAATAGATGAAGAAGAGGCCAACGACTACATAGTTAGATATTTTTCATTGTGCCCCGGCGTGAAGACCTGGATTGAAAGCACTAAAAAGTCTGTGCTACAAGTGGGGTATACTCGGACTTACTTAGGGCGTAAAAGGCGTTTTCCGAGGCTAAACCCTTACGATAGATACGAAGTAGGCTCTGCTCAGCGCCAGGGGGTTAATCACGTCATTCAAGGAACCTCAGCTGACATCGTAAAACTCGCCTTAATCAATACTTACAAAAGATTAAAGGACTCTAAACTAGACGCCAGAATACTCCTTCAGGTTCACGATGAATTGTTAATTGAGGTAAAGGAATCCGAGGCACAAAAAGCCGCCGACATTGTAAAATATGAAATGGAAAATGCAGTTAAATTGCGGGTGGCGTTGCCGGTGGAAGTCGAGATACTGGACAATTGGTATAAAGAAAAGGAATAACGATGGCAAATAAATATTTCGAGTTAGTTACATTTTATAAAATATTTAAGGGATATGATAAAATACCTAACTGGGATAAAATAAATTTCAATATGGGAAAGAACATTTCCCCGGCTAAAAGATTGCTGGAATTGACCGGAGGTGACGAGAAATTAGCCAGGCAAGCAATTGAGCAGATTGGCTATAAATTAAACGAATTGCAGATGAAGAGTTGGACTTTAAATGCAATAGTAAGAAATTATGATAATTGGTTCGTAAATATTTATACCCCTACGCAGCAGAATAAGTCTGCATTGGAGAAATAATGCCGAATAGATTAGAAATAACAAATTATTTATCCGAAAGAAATTTGAGATTTCAGGTAAGTGTAAACTCTCAAATAAATTTACGCGGGTGTCCTTTTTGTGGCGACGCTAGTTGGTATCATTTTTATATTTTAACGGAAGAGAAGAAAACCCCGAATAAGACCTACCCCCCAGGGACATTTAATTGTAAGAAATGTAATGCTTCCGGCGGATGGGAACAATTTGTTTCTAAGTTAACAAATGCCGAGCCAATCTCTGAAACAGAAGAAATGAAACAGGATGTTCCGGCACTTACCATAGACTTGGTAGAAAGTTACCATAATTTATTATATAAAAATGAAATTGCCCTCAAATATCTTTACAGTCGGGGTTTTAATGATAAGTCTATTAAATATTTTAAAGTAGGCTGTTTAGAGGACAACTCAGGAATATGGATTGCCTTTCCTTCATTAAGAGAGGGTAAAGTCGAAGACATTAACTTCAGATTGATTACAGGCAAAGAAAAAAGATACAAAAGAACAGGAATAGGTAAAGTAATTTTATATAATCAGGACGCTATAAAGGACTACAAAGAAGTTTTTGTGGTTGAGGGGGAACCCGATTGTATAACTCTTTGGCAGGCCGGAGTAAAAAATATCTGCGCTGTTTTGGGAGCCAACAATTTTCCGGCTGAATCGTATGATTTATTAAAAACAAAGATTAAAGTATACATTTGCTTGGATAATGACGCTGACCGAAGTCCGAATGTGGGTCAAGTAGCAGCGCGTAAGTTCGCAGAACGTTTAGGATTCAGTCGGTGCTGGAATATCACTCTCCCAGTTAAGGATGTTAATGAATATTTTAAAGACCACAATATAAGTGACTTCCAATTATTGGTAGAACAGGCTAAACAATATAAAGTAGAGAGCGTTTATTCTTTAGAAGAGATGGCCGATGAAGTAGAAAAGAAAGACGACGAACTTACCGGAATAGAAACGGGATGGGAAAACGTAGACAAATTAACGAAGAGATACCAGCCGGGGGAATTAACTGTTATTTCAGCCGGGGTGGGCGTGGGCAAGACCACCTTCACTTTAAATACTGCGTTATATAACGCCCATAAGGGCATACCCTCGTTATATTACTGTTTAGAGGTTCCTTCCAAGCGGTTATACAGAAAGATAGTGGCCTACGAATTAGAGATTTCCGATAACTATGAGGCCGATATAACCCCAGAAATGTTTGCTCAAGCCAGAGAGAAACTTAAAGGTATTCCGTTCTATGTGGGGCATAACTTTGCCATAGCCAATGGTGTTGAGATGATGAGTCTGTTAAGTGAATCTGTTAAGCGTTATAATATTCAATTATTGGTATTTGACAATATAAACTTTTTGGTTAAAAATATTGAACACACCACGCAAGAGATTGACAAGGTAAGTAAAGCGTTTAAGACCCTATCTTTGGAATATAATGTGGCGACTCTTTTGATAGCCCAGTTATCTAAAATACCGGAAGACCGTATGCCTACTGTTCAGGACATACGAGGTAGCAGTTTAATTTCTGCTGATGCGGATAATGTTCTGTTCTTGTATCGTAAAAGAATAACTACTGATGTTAATAGAACCGAAGAAGACTTCTGTTCTCTTAATTTTTCTCTTGACCCGTTTACCATTATTAGATTAGACAAAAGTAGATTTTCTTCCGGCGGGGATACGGCGCTGTATTTTGATGGGGCAAAATCACGTTTCTATCCTATTAAGAAAGAGGAATAATTGCGGAGGTAGTTCAGTGGTAGAACAGCAAACTTTCCAGTTTGAAGACGGCGGTTCAACTCCGACCTCTCCGCTCCAATTACAAGTCATTATAGTAGAAATAGAGAAGCCAGAAGCTAAATTACTCATTGAAAATTATCATTATTTAGGTAATAAACCGTTTAGAAGCAGCGTTATATTTGGATTGTTTGTCAATCACCTTTTAGTCGGCTGCGCTGTTTTTCACGGATTATCCGCTCCCGAAACAGCGGTTGGCGCTTTTGGGTTAGAAAGAAAGCAACAGCACAATTTAATGGAATTAGGGAGATTGGTGCTACATCCGAAGTATAACGGTAAAAATTATGGCAGTCAATTAGTCGGTTTTAGTTTAAGAAAATTAAAAAGTTATGGTGTTCGGGCTGTTATAAGTTACGCTGACAGTAGTAGACATAGTGGGGCAATTTATAGAGCGTGTAATTTCAAATATTACGGTTTAAGCGCAAAGAAAAAAGATTTTTATGTTAACGGTAAAATTCAAGAGAGAGGAAAAACTAAGGGAATTAACGGTGAATGGAGAGACCGCCCACAAAAACACAGGTATATATTTTTATTGGATAAAACTTTAAAAGTTTATTGGAAGGAACAATAATGGACAAAAAAGATGTTCGCAAACTCATCCTGTTATACAAAAAAAATCACGACACAAAAGCGTTGACTATCTTAATGGAAGCGTTTGAGGGATTGATTTACTGGATAGTCTATAAGAGGTTTAAGAGGTTAATGCGCTATGTGGATATTGAGGATATAAAAGCGGAAGCGAAAGCGTGCTTTATTGAATTGGCCTTAACTTACAATCACCGGCGAAAGATGAGCTTTTTAAGTTATATACATAGGTTCTTGCCTTTGCGCCTTTGTAGTAAATTCCAAAAACCCAAACTGGTGGAAATACCAGCCCCAGACCTTTTAGACCTTACGGAAGCACCCATACCGGCCAACCAAGACCCCGATTATCTTGCCTTGATACAAAACCTCACCATAAAAGAAAAAGACGCCCTTACGCTTCCTTTGAGGCGTTGGGCGTCTAAATATCATTCTACGACCCACCAAGCACGAAAAATACGCACTACGATTAGAAAACAGGCATTAAAAATAAGTAGGTAATAGTCTGGGAAGTAGGTATTTTGAGGTGTTTAATTCCTCTTTATTTCATTTACTTCACCAAGAGTAACTCTACCCCACAGTATATCAATGGCATTTCTTCTGGCCTCATCTTCGTTTTCTGCTTCAACTTCTATTGTTTTTATCCCATCAATTCCTGCGTAGTCAATATACCATTCAACCTTAAACTTTGCCAATTTATTTCACCCCCCAATAAATCTACCAAACGAAAATACAACCAACAAAACAAAAACAACAACTCTCAATGTATGTTCCACTATTTTTCTCCTATCAGCATAGGGAATAACCCCGCTTCTTTTTCATACCCCACCATAATCCCAATTTCAGATTTACACTTCTGATTTTGGCACTTACCAGTCCAGATGAAACCTTTGTCTTCCTTCGTCTGGATTAGTCTTACAAATTTACCACAATGACCGCACATTGTTTCGTGAATGATTGTCCTGTTTTTAGCCTTAATTTTCTTTTTCATATTTTCCCCTTTCTCATAAACATACTTAGATACTTTTGCTTAGCCATTCTTTTACATAACACGCAATCGCACGCACCGGATTTATTCTTTTTACTTTTACTTTTCATTTCATATCTCCTTTCTGGGTATAAATTTTTCCCTCATTCGTTATCATACGGCCTTGCGGGGTAAACTCAATATGCCCCAGAGATAATAAGAAAGGCTCAGTTATATTTTCGACGGTCTTTTTATCACCGCCCATTGAGAGCAACTTTTTACAGATAGTCCCGATACCAGCCTGTTTAACTGACCCCAAGAAACTAAGGTATGCCCTGTCAAGTTTTGTTAAACCACAATCATCAATGCCCTTCATCGTTAGCATTTCCCTTACTATTGTTTCCGTTAAGGGCTTGTTATCGGCAATTGCTGTTCTATACGCACCGAGAGTCAGGAGTGTACAAGTTCTGGCGGTGGAACGGGACACCTTAGCGATTAAATCTAAGCCCTTCAATTCATAATCCTTGACGTTTAACCTATCCAGTAATGTTTTACTCATTACGTTTAGTTCCGGCACGTTGTAGGGATTAAGGTCAAAGCACTCAAACCTTGAAAGCATAGCTAAGTCAATCTTGCCTTTCTGCGTGGTAGCACCTACGCAAGTAAACGGCGGAACGGCAAAAGTTTTTGTCAACCCTTCTTCATCAGTATAATCAAAACTAAAATCTTCCAATGCTGTGTATAATTGTTCGGCCAGCTCACTTTTCAAATTATGAAGTTCATCAATAAATACTATGGCCGGAATCTTGGTTTGAAGTTTTGGGTGCGTAAATATTTTAAGCAAACTATCCTTACTGTCTAAGGCCGACGCAGTAGCACTTATGAACGGTGCGTCAATTTCATTAGCCATAATCTTAGCCAGAGTAGTTTTACCAATCCCAAACTGTCCGGCAAACAAGGAATGGGGAATTGACTGTTTTAATATCCGGCACGCCTTAATGGTCTTTTTAAGCACTTCTTTCGTTTCATCTTGACCGACGTATGCCTCAAAAGTCTGGGGTCGTAATTGATTGACCTTAGCAGTATCAATCACTTCCTCTAAGTTAATATGGTTAACTTTTAGAAATTCATTCTCTGCCTCTTTTTTGGATTTGAAAACCCCAATATTGCCTTGAAATAAATAAAAGTCATCTGACAAATGCTGAGGCAACTGCTGAGAGAGATAATATTTTTGAAGTGAAATACGCCAAACTAAATCAGATAGTTCACTGTGAACAACCTTTACTTTTTGGACTTCTGATTTTATCTCCGGCGGATTTGTGAGCCATTGACTTAGGAAACCCATTGGCTGTCCTTTCTATTTTTCTTCAATTCTTTGTATTTCGTAACCACATAAATCAGAAAGTTCTCTTACTTGCCCCTGTGCTTTTTGTTTGGCTTCTCTCTCTGTTTTAGCGTCTACCAACAAAGACAGGTCAAAATCTACATAGAATTGTTTCATTTTATTTTTCTCCTTTCTTAGTCAATCAGAATAAAACTTGACGTTAAATCAAGTGTTTCGTTATTTATTGCTTCTTGAAATCCTTTTAAGGAATAAACGCTTCCTAATCTCTCGGCTTCGTCTTTTATTCTATCATACTCCTTAGCCCGCTCAAGTTTTCTAAATTGTAAATCAGTTTCGTCGTTCAAATCTATGACATACACTCTAATTTCTTTCATTTTATTTTCTCCTTTCTTTTAAGCAGGAAAACTCCCGCTAAAATAAACTCCTTCTATATCTTCATAAATACCTTCAACTGGTTCCCAATGACAGGAGTAAATACGAAAGTTTTGTAGTCCTTCTTCTCTCCATTGGTTGATTATTTGTTTTGCTTCGGCTTCTGTTTTGGTATACTCATCTTTGCCAGTAGTGAACACGTGGAATTTTAGTTTCTCAATGTCCTTATACACTTTATTTTTCTCCTTTCTGTAAGTCCTTAACTAAATCTGGTGTCGCTTCTTCAACGTGTATCATATAACCGTGTCCTTCTATGTGTGCTAAACAGAAAGCAACCGCCAACTCCGATGTAGAAAACATTTCATATTCATTGTAATCAGCATAAAACATTTCGGCCGTTTCATTCCATCGGCAAACCTTGTAGCACACATAAATATACAAACGCTTTGTTTTATTTCCCACCTTATCTCACCTCCTTAGCAGTAAAATGGGTTAAACTCAGTATAATCATTCCGGCTAAACACATCTATTTCATCTTTGCTGTAATAGGTTTTACAACCACCACACTTGACCCCCTCGTGTTCTTGCTCAACCTCAACCACCGAGCCACATATTACACACGTGAAAGATACATTAACTTTTTTGTTTGTCATAGAGTCCCCCAATCTATTTTTATTTCCACGCTTTTATTCTGTATTTTTTCTGACTGACTAGCTTACTAAAAGCAGACTGTTTAATCTTCCTATACTCAGCCATAGCAGACTGTTCAATCTTCTCATACTCAGCTATAGCAGACTGTTCAATCTTCTCATACTCAGCCCAAGCAGGCTGTTCAATCTTCCTATACCCAGCCATAGCAGGCTGTTCAATCTTCCTACACTCAGCCATAGCAGGCTGTTCAATCTTCTCATACTCAGCCCAAGCAGACTGTTCAATCTTCTCATACTCAGCCCGAGCAGACTGTTTAATCTTCCTATACTCAGCCCAAGCAGACTGTTCAATCTTCCTATACTCAGCCATAGCAGGCTGTTTAATCTTCTCATACTCAGCCCGCCCCTTAATGGTTAATACCTCTAAGCAAATACCTATTCTTGACAATACTCCCGTCTTAATTCCCTCAACTATTTCAGCAGGAAAATTAGCGGGCGAGGAAAAATTCACACACTCTTTATTCGCACCCTTGTTTTTTAACTCTGGGTAGTAACTTCTGATAGCCCCGTGCCCGCACAAGTCATCAATAACTTCTGGGCGTAAAAGTAGCTCGCCCTCTTTTGTACCTAAATCTTTATTTTGTAGAAAGTAAATCTCATCGTTATACTCAACCCAGCTAACAAATTCGCACATCTTTAATCACCCCACATATCAGAATTTTTGTTATCGCAAACCACACAGATATACTCACCATAAGGATAAGGGTGTCCGTTAGCAACTCGTGTTTTATAATCATCTAACACCGGAACACGATTGACAAACCTTCCAGAGCCGAGCCGGACTGACTTACCACACTCCACGCAGGTATCTTTTAGTCTGGGGCAACGCTTAGGTGTTTTTGTGTATATACAACCACCACACTTGACCCCCTCGTGTTCTTGCTCAACCTCAACCACCGAGCCACATATTACACAGGTAAAGGACACCGTTACTTTTTCTTTTTTTCTCGTCATATAGCCCCCAATCTATTTTTGGTCAAGTATACGTATCGCCCAAGATAAATAAGTAGTCATTAAATCGCTAACCTCTCCTGCCATATCTGATGTAGCCAATATTTTCTTTAGTTCATTAAATTGTTTTGAAGTAAACTCCCTGTCTGAAAATTCCTCAAAATGTTTTTTCTCATACCAATTAGGAATATAAACCCCTTTTTCTTTTCGGTAATCTTTACCCATTTTATTTCACCTCCTTTATTCTGTATTTTTTCTGGCTAACTATTTTAGCGTATTTACACATTTGTTTTTTCATCTATATCCACCACCTTTTCCAGACACAACCCATTCTAACGCTTCTACCCACCCCTGATATATTAGACTGTCCTGTTCTTCACAGTCTTTCACACCTTTTTGACAATACTCTATCTCTTTTAATATTTTTGCTTTTGATTTCATTTCCTCACCGCCTTTTCAAACATTTTATCTGGGTAAAAGCAGTCATCAAACCTTTCTGTCCGTTTTTCTTCTAGGTCTTTTAGTATTATTGTTGCTTTATACCCTTTGGCGTTATCTCTTTCAGTATCTCTGGCCGGTCTTAAATTTTTTACACTCACATCTCGGCCACATAAATGTTGGAAACCGTTGCTATAATACTCGTATTCCCAGATTATGTCTGTTATTTCTTTTTTGTTTTTCATTTGTTCTCACTTCCTTCCTGTTATGAGTATAGCACTTTTCAGTATGATTTGTCAAGGGGTCTGTTATAAATCAAACTTGCTGGTAAGAATCTCCTCGACAGACGGCTGGTTATCTTCGCCGAGATACTCCTCAATTTGTTTTAGAGCATAAATAATTGCTGTCGTTGACATCGGCTCGTTTCTGTTAATAAAATCCCGCAATTCTCTTGCTATATTATTTTTTGATAAGATAGCCTCAAACTTTTTGCTTGCCATTTTGTTTTACTCCTCTCCCTGTTATCTCTTTTACAAAACACCGTTCAAACCGGCCAATAATGAGTCCGCCTTGTGAAAGTGTTAAGAGGTTGCCTTCCACGTGTTCAATGACAACCGGACTGCCTTGTTTAGTGGTAAATCCCTGTCCTAAAAATATCCCTGTTCTTTTGTTCATCATATCACCCTGTTATAGAATTTTTTTCCAACTGCCTGCTTTGATGAGAGTCCTAAGAGTGGAACGGGCAAAACCCTGATAATCAGTTCCAGCCGAGTCCGTAAAATATAGGCTGTTGCCTATTATCTCTCGTATGGCCACCCTACCCACCATATTTGACTTGCCCTGCGTGTCTATAACGTCCCCGACCTTAAACTCATCTTTTGCTTTTATCCTTGTCATTTGTTCACCCCGTAGTCATCTATTGCTTCAATGACTGCTTCTTTGCCATATATCTTTATCAACATTTGGATATTACAGTCCCCGTCATTATAACATATTTGACAAGCACCTTGACATCTTTTATATCTGTCAACCTGATATTTTTTAAGTTTCATTGCTTTACCTCACTTTTTTGTAGAGAGCCTCACCATTTGAAAAACAGGCTATCCGTTTGACTTCCGTATATCCGTATTCTTTTTTAATTTTGTTTATAATCCTGTTGGCCAGTTTTGTTTCCTTAGCCAGTTTTGTTTCAACTAACTTTTTCAAAACATCTTCCGGTATGCTTTTGTCGTGTTTATAATAATAGTTATCTTCAACTTCTAGACAAGCTTTATATTCATTTTGTATAAAGTCTATACAACTGCCCGCATAATATCCGGCTGTTAAAACTATCTGAGTAAAGCCCAACTTTTCCGTTCCCTCAAACTCAATTACTGATGACGGGTAGCGTCTGTTTTCGTCAAATGCCCGTTCCTTACTTAATTTAGGAACGTTTCCGCTTTCGTAATCATCATCTGTTACAACAACACACCTGTTAACGTAGCAAAAGTTATTCGTTGACATTGTACTTTCTCCTTTCAACTGTAAACAAATGCTTTTGTAAAATTATTTTTCCGTTAGCCCTATCTGTTATGTAAATGTTATCAACCAATGAGCCAAACATTGTTTCGACGTCCTTGTCAATCGCTGTCCTTAGTCCCAAATGTTCAAGTTCTTTTATGCCCTTCTTAATTTTGTTTACGCCTCGCCTTAGCTTCTTATCATAGTCTGTTAACATTTTAAGCCCCCTCTAAAATTCTTTTGACCGTTTCGTATAGTCTAAGAGCTGATTTCGTTCCCCACGTTGTTTTATATAGTATTTCAGTATGCCAATTATCAACTTCTTCTAAGTCTAAAATATCTGCTAGTCGTTCGCCCCTAAAAATTTTTTCCTCGTTAGTCATTTTGTTCCCCCTTCCCTTCTGTTATAAGTATAGCACTTCTAAACTAAGCCTGTCAAGTGTTTAGCTAAAAGTTTTAATTACTTTCAAAAACTTTTCTTTTTCCTCGCCCTTAAAACGTTCGCCAATGAGCTTTTCAAGTATGCCTTCAAATTCGTAGCACTCCCACGTTCTATTAAGGTAGCAAATTTTAGTCCGGCAAACCTCAAACCCGTTAGAGTGTAAAACTGCCACGTGCCGGAAACCGCTTCGGGTAGCCTCACTGTTACAAACCACGTTAAAACGTCCATCTAAGTTAAAAATTCTCATTTTGTTTTCCCCTTTCCTTTAATACGCGTTGATATTATGAGTGTAAAACATTACTAAGCCAGTAGCAAACCACTCAAAATCGTTGACTCCAAAATAGTAGTTTTTTCCAATTGCCCCGTTTTCGTTTTTTCTTTTGATGATATACAACTGAGCTTTAAGTTTTGCCTGCGGGGTTAACTCGTCATAACCATAGACTACAACCCCATTTTTTAATATTCGCATTTTTTACTCCTTCAATAATGATTATACATCTTTACTGCCTAAACTGTCAAGCCCTGCCACAAAACAACGGTAGAATTCATCTGTCCTATTTTGGTACTCATTATGGTATACTTTGAACAGATATTCATTGAAGTCTGTTATGTAGTGTACTTTTTCCCGTTGTCTTTGTGTTAACATAAATCACCTGCTGTAAATTTTGTTTACTTATCATAAACTACCTTAAAAAACTTTTCTTTATTAAACCCAGCGTTTTCTTCTGCTAAGCTGTCAACTAAAATGCTAAAGGCAAGGTATACACCGCCTTTAACTGTCGCATTTGTAGAGCAAACGTCCGCTTGACGTAATGCTTTTGCGATTAATTCATAGTCTTTACGTGTCATTTTTACCACCCCCAGACTGTTATAAAATAGGCTGTGTTAAGCCTCAACCCTTGTATTTATATTGAGCTACGTATACTTGAAACTGTCCGGCACTTATAATGGCATAACCATAGCCAAGTTCAACCTGTCTGACAAACTGAGCAAACGTCAAGGCCAGTTCACCGACTGAGCCAAACCCAGAGGAATCAACAAAATATTGCTTGCTTGTTTTTTCCCAGTTTTTCGGTGTGTAACTGCCTAAATTCGGGATTTTGTTCAAGTTAGTCTTGTCTGCTTCCGTTTCAATGAACAACGGAATTTTTCCGGCCTGCCTGCTTCTTCTTGCTTCTGCCCGTTCCATCTTTTCAATAGTAGCCAAATCGTACATTTTATAGCCCCCTTGTTAAAATTTTGCTTCTGTTAAGATGTTTTGATTAAAAATTCAATCATCAACCTGTTAAGTAAAAACGTTTTTACCGTTTCCGGCAAGGCCAATGTTTTAATGTACGCCTCTGTTAAGTCATAAGCCCTTGAAACCGTTTTCCCTGTCTTTACGTGTCCGGTAAACTCACCAGTTATAATCTTAACCATTTTAGCCATCATTTTTAGTCCCTCGCTTTTATTTTAGAATCGTTTATGCTATTTTTCCGTCCCTTGTTATATATCCGGCCTCAATTAAACCCTGAGCAGTCCGGCCATAGCAACCTTGTAAACTCCAAACCAGCCCAGTCTTTATCAACTCAGCGAATAACTCCAAAACTCCGGTTTCGTCAAGCTCGCCCTGTTCATAGCTTATTATAGCACCAGTTACATCAAATTTATTTTTTTCCACTTTGTTCTCACTTCCTTCCTGTTATAGTTTCACTTCTGTTATAAGTATACAACTGTTATATAGTTTCGTCAAGTAATATTCTCTTATGATATTTTATATCATTAAACAAGCAAATGAAACCGTAACCTGTAACAACCCCATCAAACCGCTTTTTAATAAGTTTAAGCCCATCAACAAGGCCAAATTTTAATAAGTACCGCTTAGAATCCACTTTTAGGCTATACAATTTTAAGCCCTTGCCGTTTACGGTGTAAAGGTACTTAGCACCGCTTAAAACCGCTTCCGGCTTTTTATCCTTGTAAAAATATAATCTTTTAAGGCCACACGTCAAAACATCATTTTTAGAATAACCGTTCCGGCCAAAAAATTTAACCCTTAGCACGTTTTTAATGTTTTCATTTGAAAAATGATATAATCTCATAAAATCACCGCCTAAGCCCTATTATATAAACTAGCTTTTAATGTGTTGTGTTTATCGTACGAGCTGTTAAAATATAGGGTAATAATCTTTTTACTGCTGTTTATAACTAGAATCAAATCTTCTTGACTATTATAGTTTAATCTAAAACAAGCTTTTAACACGTTTCCGGCCTCGATATAAACTTCGAAAACGTCTTTCGGCCTTAGCGCTTGACTTTTTAGCCACGTCAAAACGTTTTCAACATCTTTTAAGCCCCTAGTCTTTATCCGGTCAATACAATGACTCGCAAAACTATAATCTAAGCTCTTAAACGTGTCACACAAGATTAAAAGCTTTTCTTGTGTGTCTTCCGGCCAAAAAACTTCTTTATGATATCTATACACTTTTAACCCCTTAAACAAGTTTTACGTCTATAGTTTGTGAAATAATTAAAACTGCTTGTTGATTATTTATAGCTTTTATTTCATTAGCCACTAGACTTATTTTTTCTTTATTAGAAGTTAACTCTCTAAGAATTACTTCTATAATTAAACTTTTTTCTTCTGTACCTTGCCAAACCCCTAGACTGTCAATCAATGTGTAGTTTTCAAAATGATTATTTAGAATACTTTTAATTTTATCAATGTTTATGTTTTCTGTATATATTCTATAAAGTTTCATTTTTCACCCCTTAAAAAGTTTATTTTATACACCTATTAAAAATCTAACCCGCCATAAGTTTACAATTACTGCTTTTCTTTTTTTATAGTTACACAGTACAACCCATAAGCCTAGATTTATGTGATTTTTTGTTAATCTTAACATTTTAATCACCGCCCAATCTCTTGTAAAATAGCGTTTTGACTTTTTGTGTTTAAGTCTAAAACCGCCTTAAAACTCGAAACCGTAAGCCACCCGACCCCGACCCCGATTATTATTACTAGTACCGCTAAAACTATTCTAAGTCTGTAACCCATTTTTAACCCCTCTCTTTTTTATATAGTAGTGTGGCCGAATCTAAACCGCTAGACGTATCAACTAAGGTATACCCTAAGTTTTCAAGCCTTGCTTTTTCTTTTTCTGCTCTTGCTATACCCTCTAAGCTTCTAAGATTCACATTGATTATTTTTGTCATTTTAATCGCCTCCTTCTGTTATAGATTTATGCCTGTTATAAGTTTACACCTGCTATATTGATTTGTCAAGGGTTATTTGTTTTCGGTGTAAACAGTATATTTTGTCATTATTTATTCACCTCCGCTCCTAATAATTGTTAATAAAAAATTTTTCTTGATTCTCTATTTGATACCATACCAGCTCATTGACTTTTATTACTTGAAAAAACTCATCAAGAGAATAAAAGCAAGCTTGAATAATAATAGATGTGCTTCTATATTTATATTTTATTTTCATTTGTTTTTTACCTCCTTATTTCTTTTAAGTGTCTTATACTTCATTTTTACCATCTCCTTCCCTTTCAATATAATTATACCACGTATTTCATACTTGTCAAGGGCTATTTTATCCGACTAAACTCCGGTCAAACCCGCAAACACGAGAGATACAGACTGCCTAAGCTAGCCTCTAATGGTATAGCATACCTAAGAGGTACTAAAGGGCTAGAATCTAATCCTTAGGGGCTTCTTAGGGTATTTATAGGGGTATACAATGGTATACATTAGCTTTTACAGTGTATTTATACCTTGTATAATATAACGTCTATATAGTATATTGCTTATTGTATTTATAACAGTATGAGAGAATAAAGGCTTTTAATATATACTTATGTATTTATATATTATAATAAAGACTCTATTATATAGTATTTATATAGATATATAATTATTTTATTGTGTATACTTATATTATAGAGATTAAGCTGTGAAATACTTCACACCTTTAACCCCTCAGCGTCAATAGAATAAAATCACGCTAAAAACCCTTGATATATATAATGTTTATAAGCCTGTGAATAACTTTCTCAGTGATTTAAGCATAAAACCCTTGTATATCATCATTATTAGCGAAGTTAACATAACTTGACTATGCCCCTAAAATCATCAGCCTCTATTCTTTTAGAATACCGTTGATATATATAGCGTTTATCCTGTGGATAACTTTTCATACAAATAACATTGATATATATAGCGAATTACAAATGTATAGAGAACAAAAGTTATCAACAGGGCATACAAATTATGTTGATATATATAGTGAATTATTGATATAGTCGATATACTTATCAACAACTGCTGGTGATGGGGCTGTGGATAACTTTTATTTGCCTGTGTATAACTCCGGCTCTCGGTGTGACTTGCGTTGATTTATAAGAGTTTTTTTGTATACCCCTATATTTTAGTGCGGTGGATATTTTAGGCCGGACGGAGATTTGCAATTGTTAGTGACTTGAATTTCAGGAACTGTTCAGAGATTTCGCGGCTGACTTCAGGGAAATAATCCCCTTCTTCAGAACTTTATAATGCTTCTGCAAACAAAACTAGTGTATTATTCAATAATTTCAACCGTTTCTTATTTGATTGTAAACCAAAACGCAAATAAATGCCTGAACAAGCGCCCAGTTACCCCTGAACCAGCTCCAGGGACACCCCCATTAACTTAGCACAAAAGCCTCTAATATATAATTAGACCCTTTCACCAAAAAATTCTAGGGTAAAATGGGCATATAATATTTTTAAACAACACTAATATATTATTAGTTACGTTTCCAAATATTTTCACTCTCTTATTAATATATTAATTTATATAAATAATATAGCAAATATGTTGTAACTTAATCCCCAATTAAGTAGCAGCGTATTTAAACTCTGTGACTTGCCCCAGGGATACCTGCCATTAACACGCTTTTGGGGGTAAGAACGATTAACCTACCCCGGCATAGATAAAGGTGCTCCCAATCAACGAAAGTGCCTTAAATCGTATCCTTAGCCCTATTGACCCTTTTGGGTGGTCGGAATCTTCCGCGTTTTTTGAAATACCTGCCCGGCCTACTTGTATACACTTGTGCATAAGTGCAGACATTTACAGCATCTAAACGATTATTGTAAATAAAACAGCAACTTTATGTATGCTTTTATACAATATCTTGTAGTTTCATTTCTCCCGCGTTCGCTGTTCGACGACAGGCGGGCGAACATTGGTTTTGACCCTCACTGGAAGTCACTTAATCTATCGTCGGCTCTCGTTGCTGTTCTGGGATGATGAACTCTTTTCTTCTACGAATACTGTATGCTAATAGAGTTCCTCATATTATATTTACACACTACTTAAACCTTTAAAACCTAAAAACCAAAATACAATATAAATAAATTATTAATTACTTAGAAATATTAAGATTAATTTTTTATTCCTCTTTATCCCCTAAAAAATAAATCTTAAATCATAATCAATATTCTTTAATTACTAATACTTAATATAATTTAATTATATAAGAATTTAGAATTAAATAGTATTTTACCTAATGTGACACTGTTACAGGGGTTAAAATATTGTCTAAAAATTTACGAAAATCGTCGAATAAACGTAAATAAACTTATAAAAACACAATAAAATTAAAATAAATCGCACAAATTAATATTTATTCGGATATATTGTAATGAAGGAAGTGAATATAAATGCCGGATAAAATTATACAGTTCGCGGTCGAAAAAGGAAAATACGACTACGAACTTGTTATTATAGACGAGAATGGGAAGGTCAGACAGGTAGAGTGTGAAAGTCTTAGTGCTGTTTTGGCCGAGGTTAAGATAAAGTTAATGAGTTTATAACGAGTTATAGCCGAATCACACACAAACACAACCTGGATTGCGGGTCTAGACTCTTATATCGCCGGGGAAGAGGGGCGTTAGGCGCTTCTTCCCTGGTTCATATTCGCGGTTTAGTGTAATGGCAGCACGCCAGGCTCATAACCTGGAAGAGCAGTTCGATTCTGCATCTCGCAATTTTTAAAGGAAGAAAAAATGCCAGACGAAAAATTTGATTGGAAAAAATTCATAAATGGTTTTAATTTAATTAATCCAGTAAACTTTGCTAAGGTTGCACGGGATATTTTTTATACTCTTGTTATCTTAGCAATTATTATTGGGGGAATTTATGGTTACGGATATTGGAAAGGTAAAAAATCTCAACCAATCGTAATCAATAATATGGAAGACCGCACTATCACAGTGAAGGATTCCAATAATGTCGAACACAAAATCGACATCATAAAAGGTGCTATTACTTTCGACGGTCAGAAAGTTATCGTGGGTGATTTAAAAGTTAAACCCCCATTTGGCTGGCAGTTGAGACCTGGAATCGCAGTGGTTACGCGCCAACATCTAGATATATGCACTGCTTTGAGTTTGGCTTATGTAAATAAATTCGAGGTGGATGTGTTAGGAAATAAAGACTTTATTGGTGGGGGGATAAGCTATAAAATAACAACCACTAAACCTTTCCAAATAAGTAACACTTCTCTTGGGGCGGGGCTTCTTTTTGATTTTCAAACTCTTGAGAGGTCATATTTACTATACGCCAAAGTTAGTTTTTAGAGGAAATAATGAAAAATTACGACGATATATTACAATCTAAAATAAAGAAACTGCAGAACTTGCCGACATACAAAGGTAAAACTGAAGTAGAAATAGTCAAGGCACTTTTATTTAAAGAATGGGGGACTAACGATTCAGATAATAGAATGTCCGACGATAAACTTGGGTGGCTTTCGAAAATTTTTGACAAAGAAACTCTGGAATGGTTATCCAGTGAGTATGACAAAATTGTCGCTGACTTTAGTTTTAACGAAAGTTCTGACCTTCAGCAACTTTTAAATTATATGTGGCGATTGGGAAGAAACAGAGTCCTGGCCGGTCAGATTGCCAACCCGCCTAAAAATGAAAAAACCGGAAAGACTGAGAGCATTGTAAGTAAAATAAACGAAATGGACGAGAACACTGTCCAGATGATTGCTATAGGCAAAGCGTTGCGTTTGAACAAGGAGCAGCGTGAGGCAGATAAGAAAGAAATCTCTTTGCAGCAAAAATTATTAACAATATACGAACGTGTGGATGCTTATAAGAAGTCTCACCAGGGCGAGTATAGTTGGAAGTGCGGAGGCTGCGGAGAGATAAATACACTTAACGAGCCCGCTTGGTTTTTTGAAAATGAAACTGTGTTTAGTCCCGAACTTTACGAATTAGTATTGAAAGAAAAAATTACATTGTCAGATATGGCCTTTGTATTACGCACCAGTACCTATGCTTTACGGGAGATTAGTAAACGGCGCGGGGTATGGGATGAAAAATTAGATGCTGCGGTGAAATAGAATGAAAACCGACGACGTTGACTTTTCTTTTAAATCCGATGTCCCAACCAATGCAGAATTTTTGGTTTATTACTCTTTAAAAAATCCTATAGCGTTTCCCGAAATCTTTATTAAAGAAAAAGGGAACCCGATAACATTAAGATACTATCAGTACTTACCGTGCTTGTCAGACAATATTGTCCTCGTGGGCGGAAGAAAACAAGGTAAATCGTGGGATTTAGAAAATAGAATACTACAGAATTTATTTTCAAAGCCATACAAAGAAACTTTATTCACAACTTTACTGCAAGTTCACTTGGTTCCACGTATGAACGCAGTATATGATAAAGCAATGTCCGACGATATACTTAAAGAATTAATTAAGAGTAAACGGCGTGGCGCTCCTTATTATACGATTGAATCTAAAATGAGGCATATCGCAAAAGGAATCATAGCCGGGGAAAATAAAAAGGGAGACAACGTTCTCAGCAGCCACGTTGACGAAAAACTTATAGACGAGTCACAGTGCTATTCCCCGGAGGCATACCTGAAGTTACAGCAAGCTTCCGCTGAAGGTTCTGAAGGAGCAATTGAAAGGTTATATGGGGTTCCAGACAATCGAGCGGATACTCCTTTTTCAAATGCTATTCAAGATGAATCCAGAACTATAATAAGGACTCCAGCCTGGTGCAACCCTTTCTATTCTCTCAAGGAGAATGAAAAAAACATAATTGCATACAAAGGGACTAAAACCCCGGAGTATAGAAGCAATGTAGAGGCGCTGGAATCAGAAGTAGCGGGTGGAGCGTGGGACTACTCTGATATTATGAAATGCTTTAAACGGGACATCAAAGGTCAGTTAATCCCGGCCAAGATTTTTGAATTTGATAAAGAAGACGTAATTAAAAACACGGTAGATGGCAAAGTAAACATACAGGAAATGCTTAAACTTGTCCCAAGATTTGACAACGCGGGAGTATTCGTCGGGCACGACGTGGGTAAACGAGTTCACCCTTCAGTCATCATACCTTTTGTCACAGTAGATGACAACGGCACAATGAAGTACAAAATGGAGTGCCGAATAAACTTACTTAATATTTCTTACCCGGTTCAAGAACAGATAGTTGACTACTTAATGGATTACTGGGGAGTTTCTTACTGGGGTTTGGACACGACCGGAAATGACGGCGAAGGAATACTAGACCATCTGCACAATACGAACGCATACGCAGTAGAAAAAGATTACTTAAACAGAATCGTAGGAATAAACTTTAGAGAATCTTTGCCAATAGGAATTGAGAAAGACGACGCGGGAAATGTAAAATACGAGAATACCGGCGAAGTAAAAATGTTAAAGGCGGAGGGTAAAGTTGTTATCAGCGAGATTTTATTTGAAATGTTTCGAAATCAAGAGTTTGTGTTACCTAACGACCCTGAAATTGGTATCGAGTTTTCTTCAGAGACTAGAAAAAAATCAGGGCAATTTAATTATATATATCATTCTGTATGTGCTGACCATACTATAGACGCCTTCAGATGCTTTGGGGGTTTAATGTTTAAGAAACTTAAACGAGGTCAGATACAGGCGGAAAATCAGAAACAAAACTTTACTACTACTTTTATAGACGTCGATTTTTAAATTTTAGGGGGAAAGTGTTATGGCTCGCGCCAAAAAAGAAAACAAAAAATTACTCAAAAAATTAGAGGATACGGTAGACATCACTTTGTCTAAACCAGTAACCCACGAGGTGCTCAATGAACTATACGCCGGACTGCTGGATAATGTAATTTATTCCGTGTCTAATCAGTGGGATTTAAGTATTCCTACCGACTTTGACACCAGGGTAAGATTATGCCGTAATTTAATCAAAGACGGCGAAGGCAAGGGTTTAATTCCAAGAACTGTTCAAGCGATGGTTCAGAGCGCTGTAGGTAAAGCCACTATAGATAACTCCTTATTTTTTCCTCCTAAAATGCTGGAACGCGAAAAGAAAATTTATACGGATTTTTTAATTAAGATAAACTCAGGTATGCGCGATGTTTTGCCCGGAATGAACACCTATAGGGAATGGTGGTTCAGGGAATACTGGTCATCGTCTTTGGTTTTGTCTTATTGGAGACACTCTGCCGCCTTTAAATTATTTATTATGAACCCATTGGGATTATACATTGAGGAGTCTAATGATTTCGGTGGCTCTAAATATTGGATAAAAGATACGGGAACATTGACTGATAAATCAGACAAGAACACTGAAACAAACACAGTCGTAACCACCCCGTATACAACTAAAAAATTTAAGAATGGAGACTATGACCTTTTACCGTTGATTCCTGGTATAGAAGATTTCAACGTAGTCAAACGAGCCGCACAATCTTATGACCTTTATCCAGTTCCTTATTTAGTTTCCACCGGGACAGTCTCACTGCATAAATTTAAAGAGGCGTGCAGAAAATCAGACACAGCAATAATGAAAGCGTTGGTAAAAATGATTCTGCATTTCAAAAAAGGAACCGATACTTTGGCTCAGCAGGGAAAATTACCTACAGGAGAGGATATAAAGAACTTTGCGGAACGAATTAAAGTAGACTTAAAAGAAGCAATAGACAAGCCAGCCATAGTTGCCAGCAGATACGACGAGGATATTAAATACATTACTCCAGACACCTCTATTTTAGAAAGGACTAAATATGACGAGGTAGACCGCGACATTGCTGAATCATTGGGTTGGCTGTCAATTCAGGAGTCATCTCGCGGCGGACGGGAAGTAACATTTAATCCTAAATTACTTATTTTAGAAATAGAAAGTGCGGTAAAAATAAACAACGAAGTGATTAACTACTTTTTAGAACAAGTGCGTATTAAAAAAGACTTGCGAATGGCTCCGACATTTTTACCGCCCGTTACCGATGTTTGGTTGACTGATGCCGCGAAAGCGTTGTTAAATAAATTGTATGGTGAGGGTTTATTGAGTAAACCTACTGCGATTAATGCCTTGACTCCCTCTACATATATGATAGAAAGACAACGGCGCATAGAAGAAATATCCAACGACGATGCTGAAGTGTTTGACCCGCCGATTATAATGAAACAGGCAATTAAAACGCCAGAAGTATCGACTGAACCTAACGACGGCAGACCATCTGACCAGGATAATGACAATCAAAACGCCGAGTTTATTTATAATGAAATGATTGATGAAGGATTATTGACAGAATTTTACAATGTTCCTTTAATTGCAGGGACTATAAAAATGGAGCGGGAATTGGGCGAACATTGGACAGAGTATTTACCCAGTGGATATGCCGAAGCCCCGTATAAGTCCAATGACGAACTTCCGCCAGCAGTAAAAAAACTTTCCACTAAATTACAAACTATTTGGCGTCGGGCGTTCAATTCGGCCTATGAAACCTATAAAGACAGACCGATTGAAGAGCGCGAAACCTTGTGCTTTAAGATTTCTTGGTCAGTTGTTAACCGAATTAAAAATCAGGAGTAGTAATTGCGATGAAAAAAGATTGGGAATTTTTAAAAACAAATAATAAGAAAAAAGACTGGGAATTTTTAAAAGCAGATACTGAAAGCACCCCCCCCCGCATAAAATTTATGCACGTATTTGGATTGCAATAACCGAAATGAGAGGTCTTTTAGGAGACCTCGTATCACAGGGAGGAATAAAGGGTGAACAAGGACAAAAAGGAGACCCTGGCAG